TCAGATGTCCTGGGCGCTGGCGTATCGGTGCTCTGCGCACATCCACACCGGCGTCTCGTTGCCCCAGATCTCCTCAGCGAACGGATCGGGTGCGAAAGTCACCTCGCCGCCGCAAGATCCGCTTCCCGCATCCACGCACTCGCCCGGCTCCGTCGACTCGGCCGTCATTCCGCGTCCATCACGACCGGGTCGGACAAAGTCGCCGCGACGACGGTGACCATCTCCACGTGTCCGCGCTCCGCGTCCGCCAGCGTGGAGTACCGATCGCACTGTTCGTCGTGGCTAGATCCTTCCGCGAAGACCATCGTCTCGAAGATGATCGGCAGCTCGGATCCGAAGCTGTGATCGATCCCGAGCCAGACGGTCGACACCTCGAAGACCTTGCTGGGATCGGCCGCATCCATGATCGTTGACCGCGCGACGCGCTTGTAGTCAGCTTCGCTGATCAGTACCCCGAACTGGCCGTCGGTGATCGGCAGACCGTCTTTGTCGTAGTAGTTCATCGCTCCTCCATCTCCGGATACCATGACGCCATGGCGACATCGAGTTCGATCACATCTGGGTGTTCGCAGAACTCGGCGAAGTCCGCGGCCTCCAGGGTTCGCATCATCCACGTGAGCTGCTCGACGTTCATGAACATCGCGTGCGCCTGAATGTGCGCCGGGAGGTTGCGGTCGTCGGCGGTCATGCCGCCGCCTGGGCGCACGGGTAATGCGACTCGCCGCCACGCTCGTGCCACGGACCAGGGTAGTTCGCCGTGCCCGGGATGGCCTGGCAGTTGCACCAGGTGTCCATCGGCGGCTTGACACGTCCCTCGACAAGGCCGCACGACTCGCAGTCATCCGTCGGGGTGCCGCCCGGCGTACACATCTGCTCGCCGCAGCCCTCGCAGAACACGGGCGGTCCAAGAATGTAGCTCATCGGTCCTCCTTTTTGCCGGCTCGCCATGCCATGCCGGGCCGCGATGATTCCCACTGTTCGATGTCGGCGAGTCGTTCCTTCTCCCAGCCCGGCGTGTAGGCGATCATGGCGTCCGGCTCGGGGAAGTCAGGGTGGCGGTTTCGCCAGCTGGCGACAGTGCTGACGGTCACGCCGAAATGTCGGGCGATGTCAGCGATGCCGAGGTAGGTCTTCATGCGACACGGCAGGCTTCAGCAAGCGCAGCTTGCCAGGTGAGGAAGCCCTGCTTCCTCCGACCGCCGCCGGATAGCCCATCAGCGGGCCGCGGCGAGCTCGACAACATCCAGTGACCGGTCAGGGAATTCTTCCAGATGTAATATTTGCTCATGCGTCCAGGTTACGCGCCTACTGCAACCCTGTCAACACCTATCTCAGGGTCATTTACCGACGGCATCGTCGCCTACAGAAATGTCATCCGCAAACAGCTCGGCATCCACGATGTCGCGGGTGCGATCCTGCACGTCCGGCCACTCGTGCGTGTAGGTGTTCAGGGTGACCATCGGCGTCGAATGCCCCAACGCCATCTGCACCGTCTTGACCGACTTGCCTTTGTGGATCAGCAGCGTGGCGAAGTAGTGCCGCAGGTCGTGCAAGCCGTAGCCTGCCGGCAGGCCGTCGACAGCCGCGACAACGTCGCGCCACACGTCGGACCAGTAGCCGCCGTAGATCGGCCGGCCGCCCTCGTAGCCCGAGCCGACACGGCGGCTCGCGTCGCCCGCTTCGCGCTCCGGCGTCGTGAACAGCAGGTGGACGTCGCGTTCGACAGGTTTACGTTCGTTCGTCCAATCCCACAATCTGACGGGCTTGAACACCTTGATGCCCGCGATGTGCGCTGACAGCTTCTCCGCGACACCAGTCGGCAGGTCGACGTCCCTGCTCGACAGTTTCGTCTTCGGCGCGGCGATGTGCACGCCACGGGCCTTCGTCCACTTCACCTGCTGGCGCACTCGCACTTCGCGGCGCAGGAAGTCGACGTGTTCGAGCTCGAGGCCGAGGGCTTCCGACGGCCGCAGCCCGCAGCCGGCCGCGAGGAACGGCACCGGCGCCCAGCCTGGGCGGATCGCCGCGAGCTTCATCGACAGTTGGTGCACCTGAGCCGGAGTCGCGACGTGATACTTCCGCTTGTCGGGCGGCGGCAGGCTGACCGAGGTGCATGGGTTCTTGCCGATGACGTCGTCGTCGAACGCGGTCGTGAACATCGCCTTGACGTAAACCCAGCCGGTGCCAAGGCTCGAGGCGGCCATCTGGTCGGCGCGGCCTTTCACCCAGGTTTGCAGCGTCGACCGCTTCAGCTCTGCCATGGCCTTGTTGCCAAGTGTCGGCAGGACGTGCAGGCGGAAGAAGCGTTCGACGCCGGCCGCGGTCGAGCCGTCATGGATCTGCGCGGCTCGCCACTTCTCGGCGTATTCGGCAACCGTCACCTGGCCGGCGCGAGGGTCGATGTACTTGCCGCGACTGATGTCGGCGTTGACCTGACTATCCCACTCGTCAGCCCCGCCGGGCCCCATCTTCTTGTCGAACTTCTGCGTCAGGGTCTTCTTGGTGTCCGGGTCGACCCAGTCGACCCGCCAGCGTTTACCGCGGTTGTGACTGGCGCTGGGAACCTTCTTCCCCGTCTTGACCATCTTGCCGGTATTCGGGTCTTCGACGCGTTCGTCCTTGAACCATAGGTCGTGGACGCTCACTTCACCCTCCTGATGTACCCACCTGGTCCTGTGGCCCGTGCCAGCAGGTCGTCAATCGCTCGTTCCTCTTCAAGCGCCGCCTGCCTGGCTTCCATGGCGGCGAAGCGCCGGCGGATGACGTGCGCCCAGTAGACGCCCCAGGAGAACACCACGGCGATCATGGATGCCATGGTCATGCAGGCGATGACAGCGTTCGGCACGGTTTCGTCGGACACGAATCCGATGTAGACGGCGCCGATGGCGAGAACGCTGATCGCGATCGCCATGATCAAAACGCAGTCGAACTCCCGGGCGGCGTCTTGAACCTTCGGCGCTTCGATGATCTTTTCGTGAATCACGGCTACCCCTCCGATGAAATTTCAAGCAACTCTGTGTTACTAACATCATCGTCGGAGATCGACGCAAACGTTGCAGGTTAGAGGTTACGGTCGCGTTGCGAGCCGGTGTCATCCGGCCCCTGGTGCAGATGCATCATCGCTGGTCCCGGCCTTCATCGCCCACGAATAAAGGCCTTCCGGCCCTAGCGCTTTGGCGATGCCGCGCAGTTCGGCCATGGTGTAGACGTTGCCGCCGACTTCGAACCGAGCTTCGTCGCTGTCGGTAGCCGTATCGGCACCGTCGTCGGCGGTCGCCGGGAACTCGTCGATCTCGCCGTCCAGCACGCGCTGCATGGTGCCCAGAGGGAGGCCGAAGAAGTCTTCGAGTGCGTTCATCGACGACTCGCTGACTACCCGACGGCCGGACTCAATGGCCTGAATCGTGTCGTCCGACACCGCAAAACCCGTAGCTTCGGCAAGCCGCAACTGGCTGGTGTAACCTCGAGCCTTCCGCGTGCGCCGGGCCAGCAGGCCGAGGAGTTTCTTGCGGTCACCACGTGCATCCATGCGATGACGATGGACCAGCGGCCGACTCCCATGCAAACCGCGCGTTGCTGGTCGATCAAGGATCTTCCCCACCTGAGTCATGCAGACACCGTAACTTGGCAACCTACAGATCTGCAACTCCTGAACGAATCCTGTTATCGAGCCGTGACAGATCAGGACTTGCGGGATTTTCAGGATTGTAAGTACTGTGATCGTCATGAACAGCGAACAAGACCTCCTCGCCCTGATCGGCCCACTGCCCGAGCAGCCGCAGACGCCCACGGCGCCGACGCCGTGGCGGTGCGTACGGGATGACAGTGGCTTCGTCTACGACGTCAACGGCGTCCTGGTTGCGGAGTTCGTGGCCGCCGATATCGCGGCCCTGGTCGTCAAGCTCGTCAACGCCGCGGCGACCTCGCGCTGCGCCGGAGGCGCAGCGCGAGGTCGACCACTACGTCGATGAAGACGGCACGAAGTGGTGGGAGGTCGCGCCCGACAACTTCCGAATCGGCAAGACTCGCGAGCGCGCCATCGAACGCCATGCTGCGGAACCACTTCGCGGTCTCTCCGCCTGGACCGCCGAGCAGCTAGCCCGCGAGGGCGCCACCCCGGTCTACAAGCCGTGACAACCCCGGCAGCCGGGCCGTCGAAGACGCCGCAGCCGACGCGACCCGCCAAGACGTCCCCGCCCACCAAGCCCCCGACGAAACCGCAGAGGTGACGCAATGAAAGCACAGAACGCGGCCGCTATGCGCGCCTACCGCATCATCAACGGCCGCCAGAAGACCATCCCCATTCCGACCGAGGTGTTTGCCGCAGCGCTCGAGGCCGAAAGCCTGCAGCCGCTGGTCGACTTCCTCGGCGACGGCCTGGTCGCGGCGATCGCGATGGCGGCGAAGCAGTCATGAACGACGAAACCGGCGGCATCCTCTGCGTCCTGCTGTTCTTCGCGGCGCTCGCGCTCCTCGGGGCGTTGCTGTGACCGAGACGCGATACCTGACGACCCCGCAGCTGTCGAAGCGCTGGGGCATCCCCGAAGGCACCCTCATCCACTGGCGCAAAGTCGGACGCGGGCCGAAGTACTACAAGCTCGGCCGCCACGTCCGCTACCGCGAAGCCGACATCCAGAAGTTCGAAGCCGCGAGCGCCGCCTAGACAGCCGGCGGGGCGGAGAGAATAGGCCGCCGAGCCCGTCCGTTTCGCCGGTCACAAACATCCACGAATTCGACGAAGGGCACTGCCATGCCTGAAAGTAAGTTCGATCACGGTCCGATCAAAACGTTCGAGGTCACTTGGACGAACGGCCACGTCGAGGAGATCAAGGCGCATCAGGTAATCCTGCCGCTTCCCGACATGGGGGGCATGTATGGCGAGCTCGCTACGAAGCGCGTCGACTACATCAAGTTCCACGGCGAGATCGATGGGCGATGGCAGCTGGTCCTCGCCGTCCGGGCAGGCCTGATCGACGTCGTTCGCGACAAGGCCACAGAGACGCTGTAATGCCCGCCGATCCTCACGCCGCGAAAGTCGCGGAATTCCTGCGACAAATCGACTTCCAGCGTCCGTGGATGAAAACCTACCTGGGCGATCCGCCGATGCTGGACGGCCGCAACCTCTGCACCTTTTGCGGCAAAGACTTCCCCGCGCACTCCGACGGCCGCACCGCTGTCTTCAGCTACAACGTGTCGCGGACGCTGCGCGAATACCACCGCTTCGACTTCGGCGGACACGGCTACTTCGAGGACGAAAGGACCGACTGATGGAAGAACCATTCTGCGTCTGCGGCCACAACGAGTCGGAGCATCTTGAGATCGTCAACTACGCATGCATGGGGCACGTTGGCGACAGGGTTTGCACCTGCCGTGGCTATCGCGAAGGTCGACGATCCCGGGATCCGGAATGACTGCCCCGCTGCCGCAGCCAGAACCGATGGGGGCCGCCGACTACGAAGAGCTAGCCAACTTCCTCGACGCCGAAGCCATTCGGGAGCGTCTCGCCAACGGCGGCGTCGCCAGCATTATCTACACGCACATCGCGAAAACCGCGGCATACCTGCACGCCAAAGCCAAGAGGATCGAGGAACAGTCATGAACCCGGGCATCAAGCGCCGGTGGGTCGAAGCCCTTCGCAGCGGCGACTACCGACAGGGGACCGGCCAGCTCAGCCGCGATGACAAGTTCTGCTGCCTGGGCGTGCTCTGCGACGTCGCAGTCAAGTCCGGCGTCACGGTCAGCACCAAGACCGACGACAGGTCGACCGGTTACGACAACAGTTTCGTCTTCCTTCCGCCGCGAGTTCAGGAGTGGGCAGGGTTGCCGGAAAACGACCCGAATATCGCCGTCGCAAACACCTGGCTTAGCAGCCTGAACGACGACGGAGCCAGCTTCGCAGAGATCGCCGACCTGATCGACGAACACCTGTAGGCCGCTGTGACCATCCGCATCTACGTCCGTGACAATCAGCCCGGCGTACACAGGCAGATCCTCGAAGCGATCCCGCAGCCGTATCACCGGCAGATCGACGACGTCATCTGCGTCAAACGGTCGGAAATCCCGAAGGCCGCCGACTTTGTGTTGCACTGCGGCCATGGCCGGCCGACGACCGCTGCGGAAGGGTTCGCCGCGACGCGAGGGACGTTCCTGGTGTGTATGCCGGAAGCGACGTCATGGTTTCAGGAGAAGTTCGCGGCGAAGGTCGCGGCCGGCGCGGACGTGGTCGTCCTTGACGCCGGGCTCCACAAAGTCTTGAGGGTGATCTAGATGGACTACGAGTATTTCAGAGACTACCCGGCCCTGAATAGCGTCTGGCGCTATCGGCCAGGAGAAGAGCGCGGCGATTGCCGCAATGAGGACTCCAACGGGTGGCACCGAGCCTGCACGACTCGAAGATCCTGGGATGAAGAGGGCTTCATTCCCTGGCCGTACGAGTCTCTTCCGGATTGGGCGAAGTCATGAACCTCTTCCCGCACGCGAAAGACGTCGTGCAAATCACCGGCCATCCCCGCCATCAAGGCTGCGATCTTCACGGCATGGTCGGCTTCGTCGACTTCGTGGAAGACCAGGTCGTGACGCTGCATTTGGATAACGCTAACTGCGGCATCCGCGCCGCGGTGGATGACCTCGACGTTCTCTATCGAACCAGGTGGTGACAGCAATGGGTGCATGGAAAGACGCGAAGAAGAAGGTCGAAGAGATCATCAAGGAAGAGATCGACGACAAGCGTCAGGCCGGCAAGGAGGGCAAGAACTGATGTCGCAAGATATCAAGCGCGAACGCGAAGCCGTCGTCCGCGTGGGCAGTCGGCACGGTATCCACCTGTACGACGGCGACACGGCGATCGGCACGATGCTGACCGTCGAATGGGACAGCCGCGTGGTCACGGCGTTCAAGGATGCCAAGTACTACCGCGACATGGCGGTAGGCGACCATCGGCGCGTCGCCGAGCTGACGGCAGAACTGCGCAACGTGAACGCCAAGCTCGCCGAAGCCAACGACGCCCTGGAACGGGCGGGGCGTCGTGACCCCCGCGTTCAGCGCGTCTTCGACTGGCTGGACCGCAAGGAAGCCACGATCCGCGACCGCGTCAACTTCGCCATCGCGCCGGCCGACGGCTTCAGCGACCTTGGCGCCATCGAGTCGCGGGCGGCGAAGCTCCGGCACGCACAGTACGACAGCAAGCTGCTCGGCGAACTCCGCGGGTTGTTGGCACCGGCGACCGAAGACGTCCAGCCGTCTGTGCGGTACTGGCGATGTGGTTGTGGCTACTTCTACCGTCAGCTTCCTGGACGCGAACTTGAGGCCGCGGAACGCGGTGACAAGCTGTGGAAGCCGTCGCCGTTCAAGACGTTCGAAGGCATGAACGAGGACTCCTGCGACGTCCAGGAGCTGACCTACGCAGGGCTGACCAAGGCCATGACGTCATGAAGCCACTGACGCCGAAGCAGCGGCAGACACTCAGCCTCGCCGCCGATGGCGCCTCCTACGCCGAGATTGCCGCCGCGCTTGGTATCCCCGCCTTGACCGTCCGGGAACGCATGAAGGCCATCTACCGCATCTACGGCGTCAACAGGCGCACCGAGGCGGTCCTGACTGCGATTGAACGCGGTGATCTGCTAGCCGACAACGGTTCGAAGACGCCGACGCCGACAAACATCCGCATGTCGCAGGATGGCGCAGTGGCCGTCTACGAGCCGAAAGGGCCGTCGCGCCCGCGGCCGTGGAAGGTTGTTCACGCCGCCGGCGACTACATGTTCCTGCAGCGGCTGATGCAGCAAGACGTCGCCGGCTGGGAAGTCCTTTACAACCACAACCATCAGGGCGCGGCATGACTGACGACCTCACATGGGCGCCGCCACCGCCCGTCAACCGCGGCGGCCGGCGACCCAGCCAGGAATGGTTCGACATCGCCGCCAAGCTGCGCCAGAAGCCGGGGGAGTGGGCGATCGTCAAGTCGGCGAAGTCGCCGTCGAACGCCTCCGACATCGCGATGCGCATCCGCCGCGGCGGCATCGAAGCATTCGCGCCGGCAGACACCTTCGAGGCAACCAGCCGCAGCGACGGCGGGGACATGTTCGTCGTGTACGCCCGGTACGTGGAGGTTGACGGTGCTTGAGCTGACCGAGCCGCAAGTCGTCGACAGCGGCACTGGCGGCAAATTCGAGATGGTCCACCTGGTCTGCGACTGCGACGAAACCAAGTCGCTGTGCGGCGTCGACGTCGCGGTAGACGTCGACAGTAGCGATCCGGAAGACGAATGCGTCGTCTGTCAAGACTTGCAGCAGTTCGACTGCGAACGCTGCGGTGAATAGGAGGACGTGATGAAACGCATCCTCGCCATCGCGGCCGCCGCAGCCGCCATCTGGTGGCTCGCCGTGAAAGTCCTGCAGCAGATCGACCGCGCCGACCGGTCGCCATTGGACGACCGCCTCGACGAGATCCAGCCGTTCTGGCTTGACGCAGACGACCAGGCGTACCGGGAAGCCGTGGAGCGTGGAGGATGAGGGAAAACTACGGCAGGAAGACGCACTGGGTCGACGCAACGCCAGTTCGCGATCACGTCAACAGGCTGCGCGAGTTCGGCATGGGCACGCCGACGATCGCCCGCGTGGCTGGCGTGCACGTGTCGGTGGTTCAACACCTGATCTGGGGCCGACCGTATGCCAAGCTCGAACCGGCGCAGAACATCCACAAGCTGCTCGCCCGGCGCCTGTTGCGCGTAGAGCCGAAGCTGGCCAACTGCAGCCCAATGGCGCTCGTCTCAGGTGTCGGACCTCGGCGACGGCTGCAGGGGCTCATTGCCGACGGCTGGTCGCCATCGGAGATCGCTCGACACCTCGACGTCGACAAGGTTCTGATCCACCGCTACCTCAAGGCTGACCGTGTCGCGGCAAAGACAGCCATCGAGATCTGCAAGCTGTCTGAAGCCCTGGCCAATGTCGACCCGCCGCGGGCGACGCGTTACGACAAGCAGAATTACACGAAGGCCAAGAATAGCGCGGTGCGTCATGGCTGGGTGACGGCACTGGCGTGGGACGACATCGACGATCCAGACGAAGAGGCGCCCGCCGGATATCAACCACGTAAGGGCAACGAACGCTTCGACTGGGACGACGTTGAACACTTCCGGCGGTTCGGCATGAGCGACGCAAGGATCGCCAACTCACTCGGCGTAAGCGTCAACACCATCAAGGACTACGAGAGAAGAAGGCGTAATGACGCAGCAGCCTGAAACCAAGAGCTCCGGTGTCCGTGACAGCTTCGCCGGCGGAGGCGTCCGCGACGCCGAGGCGGGCAAGCCGCGGTTCGACCTGCTCCGCCCGGTCAACGTGCCATACCAGTCGCAGATGCTGACCCGCTTCGCCGCTCTGATGGGCCGCGGCGCCGGCTACTACGGCGATCGCAACTGGGAGCAGATGTCCGACGCTGCCGCGCTCTCTCGCTTCCGATCGAGCGCGGCGCGCCACTTCGAGCAGTGGTTCGCCGGTGAACACGACGAGGATCACGCGGCAGCGGTGTTCTTCAATATCACCGGCGCCGAGTACGTGCAAGGAATCCAAGACGGACTGTGGCTGCCCCTGGAGGTCGGCTAGTTGGCGCCTCGTAAGGGCTTTCGTCACAGCGCGGAGACGCGTGCGAAGATGTCAGCAGCGAGAAAAGGTAGAAGGTTCTCCGACAAGCACAAGGCTGCATTATCAGCTGCGTCAAAAGGAAGACCAAAGACTCGAAAGACTCTGCAGTGCGGGAACTGCGGGAAGCTTTTCGAAGGAACCGCCAGGGCAAAGTTCTGCTCAGTCAGTTGCGGCCGGGGGTTCAGGGGAACAACCCTCATGAGATCACCCGCCTTTGCGCACTTCGACAAGCTCTGCGCAATCTGCCAGAGGGATACGGAAATTGTTGGAGATCACGATCATTCGACAGGTAGACCACGGGGGATCTTGTGTCGAACGTGCAACCTGGCCGTCGGCAACCTCAGAGATGATCCAGCGCTCGCATTGCGAGCCGCTGAGTACTTAAGACAATCGAAAGAAGCCTAAAATGCTCCTTTACGTCAGTGGGCAAATGTCCAATATGCCCGAACATAACTTCCCCGCCTTCTTCGAGGCTGAGCGCCAGCTGGTCGCGGCCGGCTACGAGGTGCTGAACCCGGCGCAGCAAGGCATCATCGACGGCTGGGAGTGGAAAGACTACCTGAAGCATGACCTTCAGGACGTCCTGAAGGCTGACGGCATCGCCACCCTTCGCGGCTGGCGGAAAAGCCGTGGCGCTCGCCTCGAAGTCCACGTTGGCACGCAGCTCGGGCTGACCGTACAGACCGTGGCATGCTGGGCGCGGATGGCCGAGTTGGCGGTGCCGGCATGAAGCGCATCTGGTTCCTCCGCAATGGCAACCACCTGTGCGAAGGGCTTGCCGGGCAGGCCAGCGACGAGTACGGCCACAAGACGTACTTCCTACGCGTGCCGTTCGGTGTGGTCGTGCTTCAGGGCAAGGCGTACACCTTCGACGAGATCCTAGCCGAAGAAGACGGCGACTTCCTGATGGCCGAATCGTTGTGGCGCGAGTTCGACAGCTGCCGGCGGATGGACGGCCTGGCCGCGATGTCGAAGTGGGCTGTCGTCGACGGCGACCTGCTCGAGCCGTGGCCGACCGAAGAGATCGCCCGCGACGAACTGCAACACTTCTATAGCGAGAACGCCAGGCTGCTGCGATGGGAAGACGAATTCGGCTGGGTGGACGCCGGTGTCTGAACCACTGCCAGCCATCGAATACCCGTGCGCGCATTGCGGCACCGAAACCGGCTCCGACGTCATGACGTGGTGCAGCGCCAAATGTCAGCAGGCTTGGCGGGTGGCGCAGGAGGTAATCCGCATCCGCGAAAACCTGGCGAAGTCGAAGGAGGTCTCGACGTGATCCCAGATCTGTTCGCCGGACCCGGCGGATGGGACGTCGGCGCTCGCCTGGCTGGTTACCGCGGCGACATCTTCGGCATCGACATCAGCGAAGACGCCTGCGCCACTGCCAGGGCGGCAGGGCATCACCGCGTGCTGGCCGACGTGACGACGTACCCACTCGAAGAGTTCGATGGCTGCGACGGTCTGATCAACTCGGCGCCCTGTCCCGACTGGACGGTAGCTGGCAACGGTCTCGGCATGAACGGCAGGTCCGGCCCGCTGATTCTCCAGGGGTTGCGATGGGCACTGGCGCTACGACCGCGATGGACTGCCTGGGAATGCACGCCGGATCGACCGGTCTTGATGCAGTACAACCAGGACGCCGAAGTGCTGCGAGCCAACGGCTACAGCGTCTGGGTCGGGGTGCTCAACGCCTACGACTACGGCGTGCCGCAGACGCGACGACGTGCAATCCTGATCGCCCGACGGGATGGCGTGATTGCCGTGCAACCCGCGCCTATTGCGCGGCGAAGCATGGCCGACGCACTGGGCTGGTCAGGCGCCACGTTCGTATCGAACTACGGCACCGGCGGCAATGCCAAGAAGCGCGGTAAGCGCGGGATGCACGAACCGGCGTACACCATGACCGGGCGTTGTGGGCGGAACAAGTGGGAGTGGCCGGACGGCAGTCGTCGCAACCTCACGGTCGCCGAAGCTGGCATGTTGCAGGGCTTCCCTGCTGACTACCCGTGGCAGGGTGGCAGCACTTCACAGCAACAGCAAGTCGGTGACGCGGTTCCTCCGCCGCTGGCCGCGGCGATCCTCAAACCTCTTCTTACAAGCTGACGAGAAAGAAATCAGATGACTGACCTCTACCTGGTCGCCACCGCCGCTGGACTGCGAGACGTCTACCTCGACTCGGCCGCGGCGACCGAGTCTGCGAAGGCTGCCGGCGGCGTGGTCGCCATGGTTCCGATCACCGCCGACTACCGCCCGTCGCCGACGCCCGTCGTACAGACGACCCGGTCGTTCTGGGTGCACTACAACAGCGTCGTCAAACCGGGCGACACGGCGATCCTCGACGACGTTGCCAAGCGCCGGTTGTACGTCTTGATGAACACCTGGGACAACTGGATGACCGCCGAGCTGAAGAAGCGCAACCCGGCGCTCAAGTGTTTCGTCTACAAAGACTTGTCATCGACGCGGTCGTACGACACCAACCCGGTGGACCTGCTACCAGCCGGCGTCCGCTACGCCGACGCGCCCGACGCGTGGTTCCTGAAGGACTCAAGCGGCCGGCGCATCGAGTACTCCGGCTACCCGGGTCACTGGCTGATGGATGTCGGCAATGCCAGCTACCAGCAGGCGTGGGCGGCAAGCGTCCTCGCATCAGTCGTGAAGTACGGCTTCGATGGCGTGCTGATGGACAACGCGTTGTGGACGCGGACCGCCTACGGCGCCGCGACCGCCAAGTACGCCACCGACGCCGCGTTCCAGCAGGCGTACCAGTCGATGCTGGCCGCGATCAAGGCGAAATTCGCCGACTCCGGCAAGCTGCTGCTGGCCAACCTGACGGACGCTCGAGTTGCGGCTGGACGTTGGGAGTCATACCTGCAGTACCTCGACGGCGCTTTCGACGAGTGGTGGCTGACGTTCAGCGACACCAACCTGCTGTCGGAGTATGACGCCGGCTGGTCGCGAGTGGTCGGCGAGATCGAGAAGGCCGAGGCGGCCGGGAAGATCTGCCTGGTGCAGCCGCACTGCACACAGCGGGGGGCATGGCTGTACGCGTGGGCAAGCTATCTGATGGTCGCCGGCACGAAGGCCGCGATCGCCGAGATGGGGCAGACGGACGGCTACGGCCTGCCGACACCATGGCATCCAGAATACGACTGGAATCTCGGTGCGCCGCTCGGGCCGCGGGAGTCGGCCGGTACGAACCTGTGGCGCCGGCGGTTCGCGAACGGCGTGGCGATCGTCAACTGCAACCGCACCGGTTCGGCGGCTGTCAACGTGCAGCTTGGCTGGACGTATCGCGATAGTTCTGGTAATGCCGTGACGGCAATCACGCTGGCGGGAACGTCCGGGATCGTTCTGAAGTCTTCGTAGCCGCGTTTTCTGTCGGTACCCCTAGGTAGATTTGCGAGAAGAGGTGAAGTATGACCAAGCGGCGTGATCCTGAAGCTAGATTCTGGGAGAAAGTCGATAGATCCGGCGATTGCTGGCTATGGACGAAGACCACGAATCATGACGGGTACGGACGATTCTGGGTTGATCGCGTCGGCTACCTCGCGCACAGGTTCTCATACCAGCTTCGCCACGGCGAGATACCAAAGGGACTAGTGCTCGATCACCTATGCCGCGTGAGGACCTGCGTCAGGCCGGAACATCTTGAACCGAAGACGGACAGGGACAACATCCTTGCACCGGGGTCGCTGGCGCTGGCCAAGATCAATTCCGAGACGCCCGAGTGTCCGCGCGGTCATGCGCTGACGGAGCCGAACCTTATCCCGACGCAGCTCAAGAAGGGTAGCCGCGAGTGTCTCGCATGTAATAGAGCTCGCTCCTATTGCAGACGGCATCCCGAGGTGGAGCTCCTAAGTCTTTCACATCAGTATTACTCAAAAATCATGAGGGCGGCCGCGGCGTGAACTTCGACAGCTTCACCGCACCCGGCGACCATGCGGTCGTCGAACACATCAAGAGCACGATCTATCACGCGTACAACAACGCGCCGCGGAGTCTGCAAGAGGCGCCGGGGCCGTCGGAGCTGGGAGAGCCGTGCGCCCGCCGGCTGGCGTACAAGATCATGCGCGAGCCGAAGCTGACGAAGAACGACCCGCTGCCGTCGATCGTCGGTACTGCAGCCCATTCGTGGCTCGAGAACGCGTGTCAGATGTGGAACCAGCATGTCGGCCGCGAGGACTGGCTGACAGAGATGGAACTGCCGATCGCGCCTGGCATCACTGGCCACGGCGACGCCTACTTTTCGCCGCTACAAATCTGCCTGGACTGGAAGTTTCCCGGGACGGAACCGATGCGCGAGTACCGCAAGAACGGGCCGTCGCAGGTGTATCGAAATCAGATCCACTTATACGGGATGGGTTGGCGAGCTTTAGGTTATCCGGTCGACAAAGTCGGCATCGCGTTCTTCAGCCGTGGCGGTAACCTTGAAGGGCGCTACGGCCTGCACTTCTGGTGCGAAGACTACAACCCGAAAATCGCAGAAGACGCCCTGGCCAGGTACTACGCCATAACCGAACTCGCGATGACCCTCGACGTCGAAAACCACCCTGAGAACTACAAGCTGTTTCCGGCCAGCCCCGACAGCTGCCACCACTGCCCACAGCGTGTCGAGGGCTCGACGATCGGCCGCACCTGTCCGGGTATGCCAAAGCCGGCGAAGGAGAAGAAGACCGCATGACGTGCATTGTCGGAATCAAAGCAGGGGATGGCGACATCATCATCGGGGGCGACTCGGCCGGTGTCGGCGGCCTTGGCATTGAAACCAGGTCGGACACGAAGGTGTTCGAGAACGGCGCCTACCTGTTTGGGTACACGTCAAGCTTCCGAATGGGCCAGCTTCTTCGGTTCGCAGAGATGCCGGACGTGCCAGAAGGCGACCTCTACAGGTTCATGGTTATCGACTTCGTGGATCGCATCCGTCAGGTGTTCAAGGATGGCGGCTACGCTCGCAAAGATAACGACGTGGAGAAGGCGGGAACATTTCTCGTCGGCGTCAACGGGCGACTCTTCAAGATCATGGACGACTATCAGGTTGGCGAGCCGGCGAACGATTACACCGCTGTCGGCTGCGGCGACGACATAGCACTCGGCTCACTGCATTCGACAGCGAATTCCGACCTGGCTCCGGAGGAGCGAGTTTTCGCCGCACTTGAGGCGGCTGAGGAGTTCAGCGCTGGCGTCCGGCGACCGTTCGTCATTCGCAGGCTCACTCGGCAGTCGTCATGAAAGTCGAAGCGATCAAGGCGTACCTGCCGAACGGCTGCAAGCTCTGGCTGGGCTTCATCTGGCAGCTGCATCCGCGACTGTCGAGACATTACGCCTTCAGCCCGCGACTGGCGGCATGGGCGATGATCCGGGCGCACCGCGGCATCGAGAAGCCGCCGCCGCGGAAAGGCGGCCCCGTTGGCTAACTGCGGCATCTGCTACGGCGTCACCGTCGAAACCTGGCCGTCGCGGATGTTCCCGGACGACAGGATCTGCGAGTCGTGCAAAGACTACGAGGACTACTGGCTGTCGCTGACGCCGGCGCAGCAACGCGAAGAACACCGCATGGCAGATGAGTACGCAGAGGAGTGTGAGCGATGATCTACCGTGTCCGCGGATACGACGGCCGCAGAACCGCGCGCCTCCTGCCGTACTGGTCGCGAACCGCAGCGACCGACGCGCGTGACCGCATCAACGACTACTGCGTACGCGTGTCCTTCGGCCGGGCGCACGGACCGGGCGGGGCGCTGGAGCTGCCGCAGTATCCGTACCACGTCGAGGTCCTGACACGTCGCGGCTGGCGGCACGACATCGACCTGGACGACGACCCGTATGGCACCGGCGAGTTCTTCCCGTCCGATCTCTGGGGCAAGCGGAGGCGTGATGCGTGAGAACCGCCTGTGGATCAATGACGCGCGACCGGTCGTCTTCCGCGCCGACTATCGCTTCCCCGATACGCCATGGATCGCGCACTGCCCGTGCACGCCGCGCCTCATCCGCTACGCCGACTGGCGCGAAGCCTACGACGACCTGCGCAGCCATGTAGAAGGGAAGCACCTGTGACCAACGAACAGCAGCTCAACGTCGACATCCGGCAGAAGCTACGTGACTACGCGCGGGAAGACGCCAAGGCTACCGTCCGGGTGTCCACTCGCAGCACGGCCGAGATCGTCGTCGGGCAGCGCGGCGAGATGGCGGGCAAAGTGTTCGTCGCCTTGCAGAATGTCCTCGACCGGCTGCCCGAGATCGAAGAAGTCAACGGCGTGCCACACGTCGCCGGGAAGATCCGCGACGAGATCGCGAAGGCGCTGGCATGACCGACTTCGACATCGACGCCTACGACCAGGCGCTCGCCGCGGCACACCAAAACCTGGCGACCGCAGGCGTCACCCTCGCCGCGCTGCGCCTGCTCTACAGCGAACCGATGGCCATCTCAACCCTGGCGACACGGCTGCAGCAGTCGTGGCCGGCGGAACACCTGGCGTCCACGTTGGCCGCGGCCGTCGCGAAACTGGAGGAAACGCGGTGAAGCACACGTATTTCACCGGCAGGGGCGACGACCACGACGACGTGGCCTACCTGCTGATCGCCAACCGGGAGTTTGTCGGCGCGGTATTCGACTACAGCCAGGCCATCGCCGAGGCGGAAGAGGTCAGCGCCAGAAACGGCTGGACCATAGGGATCGCGAAGCTGCCCCTGATCGAGATGATTCAGCCGGAGTCCGAGACGTGAAGCCCCGCGCCTTCGCCGACGGCATCTCGCAGGCGACGATCTACAATCATCTGCTATTCCACTACGGCCAATGCATGCTACTCCTGCATCTCGGCTACCGGGACGGCAACGACATGGACGCCGCCATGGTGCTTGGGCTTTATGTTCAAGAGCAGGCGTTGCAATGGCGGAAGCTGAGACTGAAAGCCAGGATCGCCGCGCAGAAAGCCAAGTCCGCCGACTCTATTGGCTCTGCGTCGCTCTGATCATCGCCTTCGGCGAGACCATCGCTGCGGCAGGAATTTGGATCTTTTGGAGGTGAATCATGCCCAAGCGAATACTGGTAACCGGTTCGCGACACTGGACGGACAAGGTCGCGATCGCAGACGCTCTGGATCGAGCGGTCGAAGATTTCGAGCGACCTGGCGTGCTCGACAAATCCAAGAAGCTCGACGGCATCTACATTCTCATACACGGCGACTGCGAAGGCGCAGACCGCATCGCGGCCGAGTACTGGCTAGGGCGGCCAGTCCAGGCATACCCGGCCAATTGGGCCGAGTTCGGCAAGGCGGCTGGCCCGATCCGCAACCAGCGCATGGTCAACCTCGGCGCTGACATCTGCCTGGCATTCCCGACAGCAGGCAGCCGAGGCACCTGGGACTGCGTGCGACGTGCACGCGAGGCGGGGATTCCCGTCGAGATCATCGAAGAATCGAAAGAGGTAACGAATGTCTGAGTCCGACGACCTGATCATGGGTGGCGGCGGCCGCAAGCTGCCGGCCCTGCAGCTGTCCGAGATCGGCGAGAAGGTGTCGGGTGTCATCACCCGTATCAGCGATCGCATCCAGATGAAGGAGCAGTCCGGGCCGCGCAAGGGGCAGCCGAAGTTCTGGCCCAACTCGAACGACCCGGTCATGCAGGTCGCCATCGAGATCAAGACCGATCTGCGCGACCCGCTGGTCGACGAAGACGACGGCTCCCGCACCTGGTGGGTCCGGCAGTCCTCCGACGCCCAGCGCGCACTTCGTGACGCCGTCAAGGCGGCAGGGCGATCTGGCACCGAAGTGGGCGCCACTGTCACCGTCGAGCTGATCGGCAAGGACACGTCGTTCTCGATTCCGAAGCACTTGCACCGGGTGGTGTACACGCCGCCGGGTGCGCAGGCCGCCAACGACCTCGTCATGGGCAGCCCGGTGCGGCAGGAAGCCCCGCCCGTGGCGGCGAACGTGTCGACCGTCGACATCAACAACCTGCCGCCGGAGGCGCTCGCGCTGATCGCGCAGATTCAGTCCGGCTCTGTGAAGCCGGCGGCCACTGACGGCCCGCCTTTTTGAGAATGATCATGGACAAGCTGTATCGCGTCGTCGACTGCGAGGGGCGGCCGGTGAAAACCGGCCAGCCCCGGCGCGAACGCACTTACCTCCGCAAGTCGACGGCGCAGGCGATCGCGACATCGTTGAACGACGAGTGCTATGACACTGAGCAGGGTCAGGTTCTCTGGCACGCGATGGCGCCGTACCGAGTGCAGATGACCGTGACCAACTGGCAGGAGATTTGATGCAAACGGCCGACTTGGTTACCGACTTTCACAGCATCTTCGGGTTGGCGGTCAATGCGCCGGACACTCAGGAGCTTCGCATCCTGCGACAGAACCTGATCGACGAGGAATCCGAGGAGGTCTGCAACGCGCTCGGCTGGAACGAACCGCTCGAAGACGTGGCGAAGGAGCTGGCCGATCTCGTCTACGTCGCCTACGGAACCGCGGTCAGCCTCGGCATCGACCTCGACGAAGCGATTCGCCGAGTCCACCGGTCCAACATGACGAAGCTCGGGCCGGACGGCGAGGTGCTTCGCCGCGACGACGGCAAGATCCTGAAGCCGCCGACATATCAGCCGCCCGACATGACGGGCGTCGTCCACGCTGGGAGGCGTTGATGGGCAATAGGAAGCAGGCATTCCGCGAACTCGAAGAGAACTTCGCCAATGCTCAGGCCGAGCTGGAGGCCGTCAAGTGGGAGCTGGCAGTTCAGATCGACGCAACAATCCAGAAGGCTGACGAGAACGAAGCGCTTCTGGAGCGGATCGTCGCCCTCGAAGAGGTCATCGTCGAGCAGTCATTCGCGCTTTTCGTCCGACCGTCCACGCCCGGCCATGTCACCGTTGGCCAAAAGCCGGGTGGCCGGGTCGTCGGATCGATCGACTACGACCAGGCCAAGTACTGCGGCGAGATCCGTTGAACACCTGCGGCGGCTGCGACTCCACATGGGCCAGCCTGAACTACGCACACTGCGCCGCAACGGACTGCCATCGTACCTTCAGCGGCATCGGTTACTTCGACCTGCACCGTCGTGGCGGGGTGTGCGCCGACCCGGCAGGCATCACTCGCGAGGACGGCAAGGCGGTGCTGCGGCTGGACGACCGTGGCATCTGGGTCGGCGCGGAGAAGCGGCCGGCGTGGTGGGAAGACAAGGCTCCCGAGAAGGTAGGTAAGTCATGAAGCGAATCATTCCCCTGGCCATCGGTGGCATCGCGGCTGCGGTCGTGCTCAGCGGCTGCACCAGCGCCGCGGACCAGGCCAACGAGAACCTGAGCAAGGCGGCCGAGAACTTCGAGGTGCCGCGGCGGATCGTCGGCGTCAATGGGATCACCGACAAGGTGCTGTTCAGCGTCGAAGGGTTCTGCTCGATCGAGAACGACGGCCGCAAGCTGGACGTGATCTGCAAGGTGAGCCAGGACGGCGCGATCGAGCGGACCACGTTGGGCCTGAGCGACAACGTCACGTACGTGTCCACTCAGCTGGGCGGCAAGAAGGTGGATCTCTTCCGACCCCGGATCATCTTCCGCCCGGAGACCATCGTCCCCAACTTCGAGCTGAGCACCAGCAACTAAGGCGGCATAGATGGGCACCGATATCCACTGGCGCGTCGAGAAGCGGACCGCCGAAGGCTGGGTCCGCGCCGAGCCGCTGATCAAGAACGACTGGTTCGACAAGTTCGACGGCGAACCAGAGTTCAAGCACGAGGAGATCTTCAGCGACAGGAACTACTCACTCTTCGCCATGCTGGCCGATGTACGCAACGGTTACGGCTTCGCGGGCGTTGACCGCGGGGATCCGGTCACGCCGATCGATGAGCCGCGCGGACTGCCGGACGACGTCAGCGAAGCGTTGCGGGAAGAGTGCGAGGACTACGGTCACACGCCATCGTGGTTCACCCTGGCGGAGCTGGTCGCCGTGCCCTGGCATGACAACCAGATCACCCTTCGCGGCTGGGTCGGCCCGAAGTCACTCCACCGGTTCGACAAATGGGGAACTCTTCCCGATAGCTGGTCTGGCAGCGTCAGCGGAGAGAACGTTCGGCACGTCTCGAACGACGAGATGCGGCAGCTGATCGAAGACGGCACGGTCGACAAAAAGGTCGAAGAGCAGTGGGGCGATGGCACCCTGTCGTACTACACGCAGCTCGAGTGGACTATCCCGTGGGTTGACGCGATCGGAGACTTCCCGGCCACTCTGATTCGCATGACGAAGTTCGCGGCCGACGACGGGCTCGGACTCGACGACGTACGCGCGGTCTTCTGGTTCGACAGCTGACTTTCTTCGCACTCCCTGAAACGCGGCCGTCATCCGTGGCGGCCGCGTTTCCTTCCAACCTTCAGGAGACCTCATGCTTGACGTCGCGCTTGCCTGGCACGCCGCGGGTTGTTCCGTTGGCCGGGCAAGAATCGACGGCAGCAAAGCCCCGATGGGACTCTGGAAGCCGTATCAGTCGACTCGTGCAACCATAACAGAATTGCAAGCCTGGTTCAACGATGGGCACCCCGGAATCGGCATCTTCACTGGCGCCGTCAGTGGCGACCTGGAAATGTATGAGCTCGAGGGCCGAGCCATCCAGGAAGGCGTCCTCGAGAAGCTGACGGCCGAAGTACCGACCGACCTGTGGCAGCGCATCACGACCGGCTACCTCGAGGTGTCAGCCGGCGGTGGCATCCACGTCTTCTACCGCGTAGAAGGGGGCGTCGCTGGCAATACCAAGCTGGCGCAGCGGCCCGCTCGCGACGACGAACTCACCGACGATGAACGCCACCTGCTCGAAACGAAGGGCAAGCGCGCCGTCCGGGCGCTCATCGAGACCCGCGGCGAAGGCGGGTGGTGTGTCATCGCGCCATCCCACGGCCCCGTGCACCCGAACGGCAAAGCCTGGGCGACCGCCTGCAAGCCGGAGAACATCCCGACCATTACCGCGGCCGAACGCGACCTGCTGCATGCGATCAGCCGCTCGCTGGACCAGATGCCGCCCCCGGCGCCGATCCCCGAACGCAAGCCCGCCGCGACCGTCACGACCTCGCCGGGAGACCTCACGCCAGGGGAAGACTTCTGCATTCGCGGAGATTGGCGGGAGCTGCTCGAACCCCACGGCTGGACCGTCGCCTACGTCCGGGGCAATTCCACCTACTGGACGCGACCAGGCAAGTCGCTTGGCGTGTCGGCGGTCACCGGGGGCGACCAGGGTGACTTCATGTACGTCTACACGACGTCGTCCGAGCTGCCGTCGGAAGCGGCGATGGCGAAGTGGCGCGTGTACGCCTACCTCGAGCACGGCGGCGACTTCTCGGCCGCGGCGGCTGAGCTGCGGCGGTTGGGGTACGGCACCGACAGGCCATTGTCGCAGAGCCATGCTGACGCCTTCGACGGCATCTTCGGGGTGACGACACCCGACCTGGTGTCGCGGCCCGCAGAGGCGGCCATCGCAACCCAGGAATCGGCATTCAAGGAAGTCGCCGAAACGCCACCCGCCGGCTCTGCCGACGGCGCCGGAGCCGAAGGCGAAGCGGCGCCTGGAGGCAAGTTCCTCGCCCGTCTCTACAGTCGTAACGCCCTGCGCAACCTGCCGCGGCCCGAACCGCTCATCGAAGACACGTTGGACCTCGGCACCGTCGCCATGCTGTTCGGCTACTGGGGCAGCATGAAGTCGTTCGTCGCCCTCGACTGGGCGGGCAGCATCGCAACCGGGCGCGCGTGGCAGGGGCGCAAAGTTTGCCGGCCTGGGCGGGTGCTCTACATCGCCGCGGAAGGGGCGCACGGCCTCAACGGACGCCTCGAGGCGTGGGAACAAGGCTGGCAGACGCCTATCGAAGACGACCGACTGTCCGTCCTGGGTGCCGCGCCAAGCCTTGGTAACCGGTCCGACGTCGCCGAGGTCTGCGCGCTCGTGGCGGCCGAGGGCTTCACGGCGGTCGTGGTCGACACCTTCGCCAAGTGCATCACCGGCATGGACGAAAACAGCAGCCGCGACATCGGCGTCGCAGTCGAAAGCCTCTACCGCATTCAGGCGGCCACCAATGGCGGCAGCGTCGTCGCCGTCCATCACACCGGCAAGGATCGCGTGACGTCGCGGGGGAGTAGCGCCCTCGAGGCCGGCGTCGACACCGCCTACCTGTCGGAGAAGATCGCCGAAGGGTCGATGCGGCTCGAGCGGACCAAGCGCAAAGACGGCGCGACGTTCGACGAACTACACCTGCAGTTGTCACCTGTCGACTACACCGAGTCGTGCGTCCTCGAGCTGCAAAGCGGCAGCAATGACGCCGGCCTCGAGCGACAGATGGCAGAGATCATGACCGTGTATCGCGAATGCTTCTCGAATACTGGCTGCTCCAAGAAGGAACTACTTGCCGCAACCATGATGCCCGAGCCGCATTTCTGGCGTGGATTCAACGCGCTTTTGGAGTCGGGGCAGCTCAATGACGTCGGCACCGCGGCGCGGCCGCACTACAAGGAGTGATACGTGACGCGACGACGCAATACAGATAACAGCAGCGACGAGCCGCCTTACAAGTTCACCTGGATATCGGCCCTGCTGCGCTGCCGGAAGCTCACCGGCTGGCAGTTAGTGGTCGGGGTGAAGCTCGGCCTGATGGGCACGAACGGTCCGAAGTCGGCGACCACCTACGCCGGCGTCGAGAAGCTCAGCGAGTTCTTCGGCGGCCGGAAGCCGTCGAGCATCTCCGCATGGCGTGGCGCACTGGTCCAAGCCGGCTGGCTGACCGATAGCGGAGAGCGACGTTATCGAACCATTCTGTACAAGCTGACAGTGCCGCAATGCGACTGTGTCGGGTGCTCCACGGAGCCGTCAGAGGCCGAAAACGGGCGCCCGCGTGACGCCAAAGGCAAGTTCTTGCCGAGCTGAGATACCCACGCCATGGGTAAGTGAAGTACCCACGCTATGGGCTAGTCAGGTACCCACGCCAGGGGCACATCTATACGTGAATACGAAGAGAAACGAGTATGAACGTAGAGACCTGGCGGCGAAGTAGACGCAACCGTGACCGCCTCTCGTCGAACCGCGCTGGCGCGCTCTCTCCGATCGACTCAATCATGACAGATATGAAAGCAGGTGTAAGCCGGGATGACTGACGACATCACCCGCAAGCTGATCGAGGCCGCCGAAGCGGTTATCCCTTGCGACCCGAACGACGGGACGCTGCCGGTGTTCTTCGACTGTGCGTGCGTCGACGAGAGCGAAAGCCGCATCGCCCACTGGACGCCGGTGGAACGGGTCGCCCGTGCCGCCGTAACCGCGGTGCTGCGAGAACTGGCGCACGCGCTCGGCGATGAAGCCTACGAGATGGCCACGGCTGGCGAGGAATCGCCGCGGTCCGACGACTACCGGGAAGGCCACTACGTCGGCTGGATGCGCGCTGTCGACAAGGTGGCCCGCCGCTACACGGCCTTGGCCGACGAGATCGAGCGGCAGCCATGACCGGCCAGCACTTCGTCGACCGCAAGCCGAAGTCGGAGCCCTGCCCCCGCTGCGGCCGGCTGCAGCTGATCGGGATAGATGAAGGATGTCCGTACCGGGTGTGCCCGACGCCGCTGACGCCGGAGGCAGAGCTGGCAGCGTTGATGCAGGGCCGGCGCAGCTACTCGATCAGCGGCGACTTCCTGCACTACCGCGACAGCTTTCGGATGCGAGGCGACGCCCGAGGCCGCCCGACTGTGATCGCCACCCATCTCTGCCACGCGCCGATCCGGCCGCAGGATTTCGACCCCCGCGAAACAGCCACGCGGGAAGTCGTCCGGATTCTGGCCTTGGCATCACGTGCCATCGAAAGCGAGCCGGTTATGTCGGTCGCGGAAAATAACGCGTTGTTTGCGGTGGCGGAAGGGCTTAACGGGCTTGTCATCCGGCAGGATCCTGCCCCCTTTTAGGGAATGGCGACACGGCGTCAGGCGTTAACACTTCAACAGCACTCTAGGGGTTACAAATGCGTATCTTTGCTTGGGGCTTCATAGGTCTCGCCGTCGTTCTGCCCCCTCGTGTTCGCCGCGAGCGGCGACAAGGTCTACGCCGCCGGATCGCTGGCCGACATCGGCATCAGTCTCGGCCTGTCGGCGCACGCCAGGATCGACGGCAAGCGATGAGTCGTCGAGCTCATATCTCAGTGAGGGGTATTCCCGACGGATACGACCTGTCCGGCTGGCGCCACGTCATCGCGGTCGAAACCAACGGCGCGCACTGGCCGATGGTGATCGCCCAGTCACCGGGCCGCGCCGAGATCGTCCGAGCCGCCTTGCAGGCATACGCCGACGTAGACCCTGACGGTCTCGTCACCGCGATCTACGACGTGATGGGGGAGCGAGCATGAGCGACATCATCAAGCCCGCTACTGTGCGCGAAGTCGGCCGCTACGAAGCCTTCGTCGGCCCTGACAGGATCGGCCGGTACGTCGAGGCGACCGCGACCGTACGCCTCGGCGGCTTCAACCACGAGCTGCAGACAGGCGCCCTGCTGCGACCCGGCGTCGAGGTCGCGCCGCGGCTCGTTCAAGGCGACCGCGGCGAGTGGTACCTCAGCCTTGTCGACTCCGCGGGCCAGGTGATCGCCGCGACAGTCCAGGCCGCCCCGCCGCGGGAGATCGAGCCCGAGCCGGCGGAGGACGACTTCGATTACGACTACGGCTGGGGTGAGGACGTATGACCGGCGTCCGTCGGTGCCGGGACTGCGTCGCCGACGGCGTGGCCACGCTCCGGCCTACACCGCACCCGGGACCGCGCTGCGTCAGCCACTGGCGCAAGGTCGTCGCCGTCCGCAAGGCCGCCAACCACGACCGTCGCGTCCAGATGGTCTACGGCCTCGGCGAAGGCGACTACGAGCGCCTGCTTGCGGCTCAAGGCGGAGTGTGCGCCGGCTGTGGCCCGGAAAGCGGTCGTAACGGCCGGTCGAAGCGGCTGGCAGTGGATCACAACCACGAGACCGGCGAGGTTCGCGGACTCCTCTGCTCCGAAGACAACCGCCTCCTTGGGCGACTCCGCGACAACCCGGCGCCGCTGCTGCGGCTTGCCGCCTATCTCGTCGACCCGCCAGCGCGAAAGGTGCTGAGACCGAATGACAACCCCTAACCGTGCGGCCATGCCGCATTGCGATCAGCGGATCCTTCACGCACCCGGCGAGTGCGTCTACTGCGACGGCTATCCAGACTGGCAGGAGCTGCGCCGCATGTGGGGCATCGACTTCACCGGCCACCACACGCCCGGGAAGTTGCCATGCCCGGCCGACTACCACCGCCCGGCTGGATCGCCATCAGATCATCGCACCTGGGACGGCAACGTCGCGCGAAAGCCGGGTGACGTCCGATGACCGACTTCGCCAGCGTGTCCGGCGTCCATTCGCCCGAGGTGTGCGCCGGTAGCGCGTGCTGCATCCACAACCCGAGCGACCACCACATGGCCGACTGGCCGCAGGTGTGGCGCAACGACCGCTACCTGATGGAGCGGCTGTGTCCACACGGCATCGGCCACCCCGACCCTGACCATCTCGCACACATGCGGTCGACGGCGCCTGACGCTGCTGACGGCCAAGGTGTGCACGGCTGCGACGGCTGCTGCTTCCGTCCTGATGGTCAGATCATTCAGCAGCTAGTAGCCGCTGGCGACGCAGACGAGTCGGGCTTCAACGACGTCGAGGTCATCACCGTCACCCGCGACGACCTCCTCGCCCGACGGCAGGAGCTGCTGGACCGCCTCGGCCTGACCCTCGACGACCTCAAGCCCGGCGAGCACGACCCGCAGCCGCCTACCGGCACGATCGTCGAGGACGGTCAGCAGCGGCATTGGGAGCGCTGCGGCGACATCTGGCGTGGCGACGGTGACGACCAGACGTCGTGGCTGCAGCTGACGTCGCCGGAGATGGCACCGGTGCGGATCATCCAGCATGTTCGGGAGGTGGCGTGAGCGACGAAGACGGCGAGATGTTCGACCACTACATGCGCGCCCTCGATGAGATCTACCGGCTTCGTCGGATCCTGGCGCACCAGGCTCGCGTGACGGAGGTGCATCTCGACTTCAAGACGTTTCCTAAGTCGAGGCGGGACGTCGCCTTGCGGCAGGTCGAGCAGGCAAGGCTGAGCGCGACTGGTCACAGTGAGCAGATCATCGCCGAGATCAACCCGCGTTCGCTTGAAGACCTCGGCCTTCCGCGAGGGCTTAGCCGAGGGCAGTGGGAAGCGGGCCTGCGATGACCGGAATGCTCGCCGGGCTGCACGACGACGTCCGGCTCGCCGTGGCCGCCCTGGTCGACCCGGTCACCATCACGCTGCCTCGCGAGGGTGGCGGCTGGGTGCAGGGCACCAACGACTGCCTGATCGACCAGCTGACCGAAGCTATCGGTGTCGGCTTGGAGCGTGGCGGCGGCCGGCGTACAGGCGGCCCCGGTCTGCCAATCTGTGTCGCCGCGGTCGACCTTTACGCCGAGGCGTTCGACGCGTTCCGGGCGCCCGGCTTCACGTTGAAGCAGAGCATCGCGGCCATCCCGGATCACCTGATCGGCAACGAAGACGTGCCGTCGCTGTCGCGCGGGCTGCAGATGCTGAAGAAGCTGCGTGCCGATATCGAGTCGCTGTTTGCGCCGGTCGCAAAGGTGGCACTCAAGGGCGCGTGTCCCGAATGTGGCGTCAGTTATGTGGAACGAGTTGACGAGCTTCAGGAGACGGTCAAGGTGCCGGTTCTTTCGGTCGACGCGGTCAACGGGGCGTCGTGCCGCAATTGCGACATGGTGTGGCCGACGTCACTACTGGAAACATTTGCTGCGCTATTGACAGGATCTGATTAATCAGTCAAGCTTAGGGGGCTTGCGATAGCCATGAGAAAAATCAGGCTGGGTTGAGCCGCCGGACTAAGCGAGCGGGCTCCCCTTTGAAGCGCAGGCGTCTCGCGTAGGAGTGCCGCGAGACGCCTGCGCTTCTTTCACTCCGATTCACTCCATTAGCACTCTGAAGGGCGTTGACCCATGACGCTTGCCGAAAGACTCCACGAAGCCAGCCAGCCGACAGCCAAGCAGTGCCGCCTCGGCATCCTGCTCGGTCAGCTGAGCGACGACGACCGAGCCACCCTGACTGCGGCCCTCGAAGACCGCGTCGGCTACACGTCAGCCCTTCTGGTTCGCGTCCTTCGCGACGAAGGCCATGTCGTCAGTGCGACCACCGTCAAGCTGCACCGCGTAGGCGGGTGCAGCTGTGGGGCTTAGCGATCGGCTCGCGGCCGCCGAACAGCCGCTCCGCCCGCGCCAGGACGTCCCGAAGGGCTGGGAGCCTGGCCGAGTTCAGGTCAGGGATGGTCAGCCGGTCGAGGCGACGCTCAGGATCAAGCCTGACGCTACCGAGCTCGCTTGGCGCGAAGAGATCAAACGAATCTGCGGCCAGGAAGTCCCTGAGCACCGTGAAGTCGTCCTTACCGACGTTCGCGAGTGGGGCGACCGCGAATCGCCACAGATCTACTGCAAGTTCGTCATCCGCGACCGCGAAGGCGCCGCCAACCAGCTTGACGTCGAAGAGATCGTCAAGCTGGTCAGGAAGACACGCCCCGCGAAGAAGCCGAAGACGACCGAGCCGAAGGCTCTGGTCGTCGCCTGGGCAGATCTCCAGGTCGGCAAGGTGGACAATCGCGGAGGAACCCCAGAGCTCATCGAGCGCGTCTTTGCCAAGCTTGACGCGCTCGATGAATACGCGAGGAAAGCCAACTGCGAGTCGGCTTACCTCGTCGACGTCGGAGATTGCGTCGAATCGCAAGAGCAGACCGCTTCCCAAGCTTTCGTCAACGACTTAAGTTTCCCGGAACAGCTACGGGTAGCGCGGCGTCTCTTCACCGAGGCATGTCTCCGACTGGCCAAGCGGCATGAGCGGGTCGTGGCTGCTGGTATCCCCAGCAACCACGCTCGCTGGCGCCGCGGCAAGGACTCGCTTGGCCGGCCCGGCGACGACTTCGGTATCGAGATCATCACCGACGTGGCCGACGCCTTCAAGCTGAACCCCGAAGCATTCGGCCACGTCGAGTTCAAGGTGCCCGATGTCTGGGAAGAGGTTCTCGCCCTTGACGTCTACGGAACAATCCTGGCGGTTGCTCACGGCCACCAGGTCAACCGGCCTGACGGCATCCCGCAGTGGTGGGCCAATCAGGTCCACGGTGGCCAGCCCGGCGCTGACGCTGACATCCTGCTGACTGGCCACTTCCATCACCTGCGGGTGCAGCCGACCGGGAGGTCGGCGCACACCGGGCGTTCGAAGTGGTGGCTACAGGCCCCTACGCTGGATAACGGGTCGACCTGGTATAGGCACCGTTCTGGCACCGATAGCGATCCTGGCCTCCTGGTATTCACGGTCGACTCGAATGGCTGGGACAACCTGAAGGTGCTCTAGCGCAAAGAGGAAGCCCGGCGGCGACTGCAATCGCCCCGGGCCTTGGCCGACTGTTGCGGAGTCGACGTGAACAGCATATCACAAGAGTGCGCATTCGAGGCTTGCGAGCGACCAGCAAAGGCGCGCGGCCACTGCTCCGGACATTATCAGCAGCTCAACCGCGGCATTGAATTGGTCCCCCTTAAGTCGATCAACAAGGGGCGCACTTGCTTAAGCGAAGCCTGCGGTAGGGCTGCCAGGAAGCGCGGCTTCTGCGATGGCCATTACATCCAATGGTCTAAAGGCTCCGAGCTGAGGCCGCTGCGCCGTCACGCACCACGTCGGAAGACGTCGCCCGCAACCCGGGATTGCGGCGGCAATAAGCAATGTAGAAGCTGCTCCGAGTGGCTGCCAGTTACTGCCTTTGGCGCGGCGCCGCGCACCTCCGATCGGCTCAGCGGCAGCTGTAAAGCATGCACGAGTGAACGAATCACCGCCGGGCGCTACGGCATGTCGGTCGAGGCTCTCCGCTCGTTGCGCGCGAAGCAGGGCGACTCTTGCGCGATATGTGCAAGATCGGATGGCGCCCTGGTGGTTGATCACGACCATTCGTGCTGTCCCGGCTCAAAGACCTGCGGCAAGTGCGTGCGAAAACTCCTGTGCGCCAGCTGCAACTCTGGCCTGGGATTCTTTTTTGACAATCCGACGACTCTTCGTCTCGCAGCCAGCTACATCGAGGAACTCCAAGCCGTCGAAAGGCGGTGATCATGGCCGATCAAGATCCTTTCGCAGCCCTGCTACCTGACGGAGCAGTCAGCCTCGGTTTCGTCGCGAGTATCAAGGCGCTCGACGCGCAAGGTCGCGTCTCGCTCTACCACCTGCGCTCCGACGAGCTGACCGCCTGGGAAGCCCTTGGCGCCCTGGTGTCCGCCGCTGATGACCTCCGTGACCATCTGCGCGGCCTGGATGCGAGCGGGGAAGACGATGACTGACGTCGATGCCATCCTCGCGTCGCTTGGCCCCCATCTGGATGACCCGGGCGACGACCGCTGGGGCGGCGCCAGTTTCGCGCCTTGCGGCCCTGGTTGCCCTCTTGGTGGCCCGGAGCTGCGTCGTCAGCTCGGCTGGATGAACGGCCTCGACGCCTACCTCGACGACCAGGCCATCGCCGATGAGACGCCCTGACGTCGCCTGGGCGGCATGGCTGACCGCCGTCCTGGCTTCCTTCGCCGCCCTCGAGGTCCCGGCGCTCATCCGCGGCCGTCGCGATCCCGGCAAGGGCAACGGCACCTTGACTTTCTGGCTGCGTGGCGTCCTCGGCACCCGAGACAAGCGGAGACGTCGATGGCTGCTTGGTCCCGCCTTTGGCGTCTTCTGCGCCTGGCTCGCCGGCCACATCCTCGGAGGCTGGTGGAACTGGTGAGCTCCCCTGAGGCTGTTCCGCCGGTCCGCCCGGTGCCGATAGACGCGGAAGCCCTGCGCGTGGCTGTACGGGCCGCTGAGGATGGCATAGATGTCGCCCTCGAGACCGACGACCGGGCCGAGTTCGCGGAGCTTGCCGACTGGCGGCGCCAGCTGCTCGCGGCGCTACACCTGCTCGAATCCGAAGACGGCGATTGAAACGTTTCGTGTTGACCTTGACACATGACGAAGCCCCGGCTACGGCCGGGGCTTGTCGGTCAGCGGCAGCCCGCCAGGAAGCGGTCAGCTGCCCGGCGGTTCAGGACCGCCTGGATGTCGCGGGCGGTACGGCTGGCCGTGGCGATCGTGTCGGACCGGTCCATGCCGTCGTAGACCGGCGTGTGGGCGACCGGGTTGGAGTCGGCCCAGGCGAAGCGCTGCACCGCGATCAGCTGGTCGTCGGTCATCCGGTCGGTCCGGCTGGTCGGGTAAAGCTGGTGCGCGGTGGCCATTTCGTCCTCCTCGGTTTCTGTGATGCCTTAAGGCTAGCCGGCTGCTAGCCACCCTGTCAACACCTATCTCAGGGTGCCGACACAAAGAAGCCCCGACCCTTTCGGGGCCGGGGCTCTCGGGCTACTTGATCCCTCTGGCCTCGAGGGCTTCGTCGATCCGCCAGAGCCAGTTGAGGACGTCCGCGGTGTCGAGGCCGTATTTGGTGATCAGGTTGTTGTAGGTCTCGCGCTCTTCGAGGAGGGCTTCGGTGGTCATCGTGGCCGGCGTCCGCATTTCGTTCTCCCTTTGTCGCTCTTGCTGATATGTAAAGACTACGCCCGCCACGGCACCCTGTCAACACCTATCTCAGGGTGACTTCCTGTCGACTGAAAGGCCCGGGAATGACAGCACATAACTGGGCTCTCGACGAATTCGGCGAGCTCGACAACTTCGCCGGCTCGTGGGGCACCGACTGCCGCGGGCCGCAATGCGACGACTGCCACGCCGTGGTGTGTGTGGTGCACGCCGACGACGAAGAGGCCCTGGCCGACAAGCTGTTCGCCAACGACTGCGGGAGGCAGCGATGAAGACCCGACTCGCCAGCCTTGCCTGCTGGTCGTACTCCAAGGCGATCGACTGGCCGGCGAGCAGGAGCAACCCGTCGCCGGACAGCCTGACGCTTGGGAGCACGTCGTCTGTGTTGAGCGGGAGGGTGCATGAGGCTGATCAGATACCGCGTTGCGGATCCTGGTTACCGCGTTCTCCTGAACCGCGTTGGCGGCAAGACCATCGGCGTGGCGATGGTACTCGGTCGGCACTGCTACTCGTGGATGTGGCGGCAGCCATAGCCTATGCCCTACGCCGACGACGCTAGCCTAGGCCGCTCAGGCTATCGCTGGCGCCAGCTACAGCTGCAGGTGTACGCGGAGGAGCGCCTGTGCTGGCTGTGCGGTCAGCCAGTCGACCAGCGGCTAGACCCACGACACCGGATGTCCAAGACGGTGGATCACCTGGTGCAGCTGCAGCATGGTGGTCCACCGTTGGTGCGCAGCGGTTGCCGCTTGGCACACAGGGCGTGCAACTCGACTAGGTCCAACAGGCTGCGCAACCTTGCCATCGAGGACTGCGCGTGCAGCGATGGCCGGCCGTGCGCCAGGCTCAGCCCGCACTACCCACGTGGCTACGTCGCAGTCGATCCACGCTCGGTGTGACTGTGCGTCATCGCATAACCATGCATCGCTCATGCATAGCAACTGAGTGATCATACACATAAGTGCATGTTATGCATTGACAGGTTGGCCATCATGTCAGGCTGTCGATCGCCAAGCGTCGAGTGGATCGAGTAGGCGCCCAGGGCAGGACCGATGTCGATCAATTTGATCACGTGGACTGTCCATCGTGGATGATCGAAATAGCCTCTGACCTAGGGATGTTGCTCGTTAACGGGCATAGGGGGTCAAAAGTTCAGCGCATTGACGTTGACCCGCTCCCACGTTGCTTCCGCATATCCCTCCGTGACGTTTCGGTCGGAAGCGATGTTCGTTACCGACCAACTCTTGACCTGCATAAACATGCATGCATTGTCGTTGCATTGGATGTCGATCGGGGGTGCGAATTGCCCCGTCGACCGAACACGCCGTGCGACGCCGGATGCGGAACACTCCTGTGGCCGAATCGTCAGACGAGTAGGCCTCCAACCTGCCGCGCCTGTCGCAGGCAGATCAGAGAAGTCTTTAAGGACAAGATCCGGGAAGCCGACCTGGAGCGTCGGCGGGCACGGCGGGGCGTAAGAAAGTGCGCATGGTGCAAAAAGACTTTCAGTCCAGGTTCGGATGCGACAAAAGCCTGCAGCCTGTCCTGCGCGCAGTATGTGCGTCACGCTCGGGACGGCAGAGGCGCAACTGAGGGCGAGCGCAGGGCCGCAAGGCTCGCAAGCTGGCAGCGGAAAAACCGAAAGCGCCGAGCTCTCAAGGCTGGCGCTCGCCATGAGGCATACACTACGGCGGAGATCGCCGAGCGCGACAAATTCACCTGTCAACTCTGCGGCATGCCCGTTGACATGGGCCTAAAGTATCCCGACACCCGGTCTCCGTCGATCGATCATATTGTAGCCATCGCGAACGGTGGAGACGACACGCCAGGCAACGTTCAACTGGCGCACTTCGGGTGCAACTCGAGCAAGGGGGTGCGGCCGTGGCTGACTCGAACGCCCTCCGCACTCGTCGCTCCCGACTCCACTCGGCCGGCGACCACTCCTTGTGCAAGCCGGGACGGTGCCCGGCGGTCCTAGTTTCACCGCCGCCAGCTGTAGCGCCGCGATGCGACGAGGCGGACCCCGAAACCGGCCTTGGTCCTCGAGGCCAGAGGCTCTGGACCGCGGTCACCACAGCCTGGACGCCGACCCCGCTGCACCGCGAGCTACTACTCGAGGCATGCCGTGTCGCCGATCGCCTCGAGCAGCTAGATCGCCAGCTCCGCGGCGAGGACTGGCTGCGCTTTTGGCGTCGCAACGACGTCCAAGACGAAGAGAATCGCGACGATCCGCTCGAGATCCATGTCTTCATCGACAAGGCGCTCGCGGAGGCTCGCGAGCAGGGGAACGCCCTGCGTCAAATGATCACGGAGCTGGCGAAGGTGGCTGTCGCGCCCGAGAAGCCGGCCGAGAAGGGCGGTGGGGTCCTTGCTGGCCTCGCCGACGAACTCGCAGCCAAGAGGCGCGCGCTACCCGCGGGTTAGTCACGCCCCCGGCATCATCGTCGACAGCTTCGGCAGCGTCGCTGGCAGCCTGATGAAGGCTGCCAGGAAGCCGCTCGAGGACTGGCAGCAGGACGGCATGGATCTGATGCTGTCGTATCGCGCCGACGGTAAATGGTGCTGCTACGAGTACGCCGAGTGGGTTGCCCGCCAGAACGGCAAGGGCGGCCTTGGCGAAGCCCGCGTACTGACCGGGTTCTTCGTCTTGGGCGAAGAACTGATCATTTGGTCTGCGCACGAGTACAAGACGGCCCTCGAGGCGTTTCGGCGCATCCGAACGCTGATCCGGGCGCTCGGCACGGCGATCTCCGAGACGCTGGTTGAAGTCGACGGCGTGCAGATCAAGATCTCGAACACCAACGGTGAAGAGGGCTTCGAGCGGCTCGACACCGGGCAGCGCATCAAGTTCGTCGCGCGGTCTAAGGGTTCGGGCCGAGGCTTTTCGGGCGATGTAAACATCATCGATGAAGCCTTTGCGTATACGGCAGAGCAGCAGGATGCCCTGATGCCCACGCTGATCGCCCGCCCGAACGCCCAGATCGTCTACCTGTCGTCGCCTCCACTGACTGGCGACACCGGTGAAGTGATGTTCGCGCTGAAGAAGCGCGGCGAGGCCGCTGACGACGATTCGCTCGGCTACCGGGACTGGGGCGTCGAAGGCGACCTCGACAATCTCGCGAAGCTGGATCTGGACGATCGCGCCCTGTGGGCGGCCGCGAACCCCGCGCTCGGCCTGGGCCGCGTGACGTTCGAGACGATCGGCCGGCTGCGCAAGGCCATGGCGGCCAACGGTGGCCGCGGGTTCGCCCGCGAGGTGCTCGGCGTATGGCCGAAGCGCCGCGAGGGCGGCAGCTTCATCAGCGCTGACGAGTGGTCAGCGCTGATGGACGCCGAGTCCAGGCGCGACGGTGACGTCGCCTTGGGCGTGGACATCTCGCCAGCCCGCGACTACGCCTGCATCAGCCTGTACGGCAAGCGCATGGACGGCTGGGGCCACGGCCAGATTGCGGTCTATGCGCCCGGCACGGACTGGCTGGTCGCCGCTATCGAGCAGTGGCGCAACACCGTCGACCCTGTCGCGATCGTCATGGGCCCCGGAACCGGCAAGTCGCTAAAGGTCGAGCTCAAGAAGGCAGGCATCGTCGTCCCGGAAGAGCGGGACAAGAGCGAGCGCCTTCCCGGCGAGGAGATCAAGCCGAAGCGTGGCGATCTGATCATCCTCGGCGCCGGAGAGATGGGCGCAGCGTGCGGAGCCCTTCTCGACGCGGTGCGCCAAAAGACGCTACGCCACATCGGCCAGGAAGAGCTGACTACTTCCATCACCGGCGTGACCGCGCGCGAGACGAATGACGGCCTGCAGTGGGCGCGAGGCAAATCGTCGGCGGACACGGCGCCGACCGTGTCGCTTTCCCTGGCTCAGTGGGGCTTCGATACCCGCGCGCACCTGGTCGACCAGGATGGCGAGCCATTCAATGTGTGGTAGCCCAAAAGGAGCAGATCTTGAGACGCAAGCTCCTCTATGCGGGCGAAGTCGCCGGAGTTGCTTCGATTGCGGTCGGCGTTGGCCTGGTTTACGTGCCCGCCGCCTTGATTTTGCTGGGGATCCTGGCTGTTGTCGGCTTTGAGCGCGCTTTGACTATACAAAACGGGGCGAAAGGCGCGAAGAAGTGAGCCTTTTCGGCCTGTTTGAGAGTCGCGACAGCATCGAAAACCCGCAGGTTCCGATCACTTCGGCGTCGCTGTTGGACCTTTTCGGCGGCCAGATTGTCGAGGCCGGCGTAGCGGTAACGCCCGAATCCAGCCTCGAAATGTCCGCGGTGTTCCGCGCGACGACCCTGATTTCGTCTGTAGCGGCCGCGATGCCGCTTGTGACGTACAAAGAGGGCACCAAAACCCCGCAAAAGTCGCCGTTGCTGCGCGATCCGCACCCGGAGATGACTCCGTTCGAGCTGTGGCAGCTGTCGTACGCGCACCGCTGCTTGTGGGGCAACTTCTACGCCCAGAAGGTCAAGGCGCGCAACGGCCAGGTCAAGTACCTGTATCCACTGTCGCCCTGGAACGTCAAGGTTGGCCGCGTCAAGCCGTCCGAGCTGAACCCGTCAGGCAAGGTTTTCGCGATCGCGAAGGAAGACGGCTCGACTGAGCCGGCTACTTCCCGCGAGATCTTCCACATTCCCGGTTTTGGCTACGACGGCCTGACCGGCGTCTCCCGTGTGCGCCTGGCTGCTCAGGGTATCGGCACCGCACTGGCCGCCGAGCGCTACAGCGGCAAGCTGTTCGGCTCCGGCAACCTGATGTCGGGCATCTTGCAGACCGAGCAGCGCCTACAGCCCGAGCAGGCCGAGGCGATCCAGTCGCGCTGGAAGGCAAAGGTCTCCGGCCTCGCCCGCGCTCATGAGACGGTCGTCCTGGACGCTGGCGCCAAGTTCCAGCAGCTGACGATGCCGTCGGCCGACGCCGAGCTGCTGGCTTCCCGGCACTTCGAGGTCATCGAGATCGCCCGGTATTTCGGCGTTCCTCCGTATCTGATGATGGAGACGGAGAAGACGACGTCGTGGGGGACCGGCCTCGAGCAGCAGTCGCTGGGGTTCGTGACGTTTGACCTGCATCCGCAGTGGCTTGCGCCCACGGAGCAGCGCATCACGAAAGAGCTGACGGGTCCGACGACTGAGGTGAAGTACGACCTCGACATGTTGATCCGCGGCGACACCGCCGCGCGCACGGCTTTCTACAGCATGATGCGCCAGGTCGGCGCTTTCAGCGCAAACGACATCCGCGACCGCGAAAATCTGCCGCCTATCGCGGACGGCAACAGCTATTTGCAGCCGGCGAACATGCAGCCGCTTGGGTTCGTTCCGCCGCCCGATGGAGGAAACAATGGCTCTTCGCAGCCAGCAGGCGACTGAGGAACGTCGCGACCTGAACATCAAGGCGGCCGGCGTCGAAGTCCGCGCGGACGGCGGCGAAGGCGATGCGCCTGCGGGGTCGACGTTCGTCGGCCACGCCGCAGTGTTCAACACCCGTACGGCGATCGGCAACCCGCTGACGTGGGGCTTCTACGAGCAGATCGCCGAGGGCGCCTTCACGAAGACGCTGTCCGAGGGCGACGCCCGGATGCTGGTCGACCACGACTCGTGCCTGGTCGTGGCCAGGGTGTCCGCCGGCACGCTCCGACTGTCGCAGGACGCGACCGGCCTGGCTGTCGAAGCCGACCTAGACGGCGAGCTGTCGTATGTTCGCGACCTCGAGGCCAACCTGCGCAACGGCAACATCACCGGCATGTCCTTCGGCTTCTATGTCGTCAAGGACGACTGGAGTGTCGAGGAAGTCGAGCTGTCCGACGGCAACAGCGCCGAGATCGAGGTTCGCACGATCCTCGAGGTGCGCCTACTCGAGGTGTCCGCGGTGACGTTCCCCGCGTACGAAGAGACCGACGCGGGGCTTCGCGCCCTCGCGATGCGCAGCAACCGTGCTGCCATCGAACGCCGCCTGCCGCATCTGCCGCAGGCAGCCAAGCTTCTCGCAGATATCCCCGAACCCGAGCCGGGCGAGACCACTCGGGCAGATGAAGAAGTCGAGCCGGCTGCGTCCACTCGGGTTCCCGTCGAATCGCTGAAGCTGCGAATGAAGAGCCTTCCTGAGCGCTACCACGGACTCGAAGGCTAAATCCCCAATCCATCCCGCCCCGGCTTTGTCGGGGCTTTTTGGCGTGCCCGAAGGGACGCAAACGTCATGAGTGACAAGATTCGTAAGCTTCAGGAAGAGCGGGCCAAGGTTTGGGCCCGCGCCCAGGAGCTCGAGGGCCGCGCTGATTCCGAGGCTGGCCTGACCGCGGAAGAGCGCACCAACTGGGATGCGGCTCTTGACCGCGTCGGCGAGCTGTCGGCCGACATCGAGCGCCTCGAGCGGTCCGCCAAGTACGGCGAGATCGACTTCGACACGCTCATCGAAGAGCGCAAGGCGGGCCCGGAGGGTCCGGCCGACGCGCCCGCCGGCAAGCCGGTCGAAGAGCGCTACGAGGAGGCCTTCAGCGGCTTCCTGCGGCGCGGCATCAACGGGCTGGCGGCCGAGCAGCGGCAGCTGATGAACGAGCGCATGACCGAGCTCGACACACGTGCGCAGTCGACTTCGACCACCGCGGGCGGTTACACTATCCCGCCGGGCTTCTTGACCCGGATCACCGAGACGATGAAGGCGTTCGGCGGCATCCTCAACGTCGCTGAGCTGATCACCACCGACTCGGGCAACCCGCTGCAGTGGCCGACCTTCGACGGCACCGCGCAGACCGGCCAGCTGCTGTCGGAGAACACCCAGGAGACCGCCCTCGACCTGGCGTTCGGCCAGAAGACCCTGGGCGCCTACACCTACTCCAGCCGCATCGTGCAGGTCTCCCTGCAGTTGCTGCAGGACTCGGCGTTCAACCTGGATGAGTTTGTCGCCCGCCAGCTCGGCATCCGCATCGGCCGCGCTGTCGCCGCCCACCTGGCGACCGGTACCGGCTCGAGCCAGCCGGAAGGCCTGTTCACCAACGCCACGACCGGCAAGACCGGCACGACCGGCCAGACGACCTCGGTTATCTATGACGACCTGGTCGACCTGATTCACTCGGTCGACCCGGCGTACCGGGCGCAGAACCCGATCTTCGTGCTGAACGACTCCAGCCTGAAGGTCATCCGCAAGCTGAAGGACTCGCAGGGCCGCCCGCTGTGGGAGCCGTCGCTGCAGGTCGGCGCCCCCGACACCATCCTCGGTTACGGCTATGTCGTTGACCAGGGTGTCGCGAGCATGGCGGCGAACGCCAAGTCGATCGGCTTCGGCGACGTGCGCTCGGCGTACGTCGTTCGCCAGGTTGCCGGCGGCCAGATGCTGCGGCTCGCCGAGCGGTACGCGGACTACCTGCAGGTCGGGTACCTCGGCTTCCTGCGTCTCGACGCGAAGCCGAACGACACCGCGGCCTTCAAGGTATACGCCAACTCGGCGACCTGATCAACTAGCTGGTTTGCGCATGGCGTCGGCTTCGGCTGGCGCCTTGCGCGCCTCGCATCCCGGAGTAGTAGATGCCATCAGTACGAATCCTTCAGTCCGTTGCGGGCCTCGACTTCTCCTGGGTGCCTGGCGATGTGGTTGAGATGACAGACGAGTCGGCGGCCGCCTGGGCCGACGGACATCGCGGCGAATACGTTAGCGTTCCCGAGACTGCCGACGAAGCCGAGCCGGCGGAGACGCCTGAAGACGTCGAAGAGGCGCCAGAAGTTCCCGGGGCCGCCGAAGAGCCGGAGCAGGCAGTCGAAGAGGTGCCGGAAACTCCTGAGGCGCCTCGCCGCCGAGGCCCCGGCCGTCCACCCAGGTCCTGACGTTCCAGAGAGGGCGGTGATCTGCCGTGGCTCTTGACCTTGCGGCCAGCTTCGACGAGTCCGGCAGCACCGTTATCGACTACGCCAACGGCCTCAACTTCCCGATGACGGCGAGCATCACCCGCGTCGCCGGTCACGGCACTGGCAATGCCGTGCAGGCGAACGGTTCCACTCCGGTGCCGCTGCCGACTTGCGGCGTCGCGGACCAGCGGACGGTGATGGCCTGGATTAAGGGCGACATCACCACCGAGGACTCCTGGATCGTCGAGTGGCATGTGGACGCCGAGGACACGGGCGCCTGGGGAATCCTCAGCCTGCAAGGCGACATCGTCATCCAGGCGGAGAATGGCTCGACGCAGGCTCGGGCGTCGGCTCCGTGGAGCGACATAACCGGCTGGCATCACGTGGCTGGCACGTTTGACGGCTCGATGGTCTGCCTGTACATCGATGGCGAGCTGGTCGACTGCACTCCGCTGAGCGGTCCGATCCGGACCGACAGCGATGCTCCGACGCTTTTGGGGCGTGGCGACACGCCCGCTGTGGATGATCTGCGGGTGTACAGCCACTGTCTTGACCTGCAGTCGGTCAATGCTGCGAAGGCTGCGATCGTCGTGGCGGACAACTTCACGAGCTCGGCCGCCCTTGCGGTTGACGCTGACTTCATCAGCCGCGTGACCGCGGCGGTCGCACACTACGCGCTCTCTGTGGCGGCAGAGTTCCTGGCGACAGATCAAAGTAATCAGGCTGCGAAGGTCAGGTTTCAGTTGGCGCGCAGCGTGCTTCTCGAACCAGAAGCCTACGGCGCGAAATTCGCGTGGGCTATCGCTGCTGACGCGGGTGTCGACGGAACAGTCGATGACGCGTCGATTTCACAGAAGATCGCGGACGCCTGGCCGGTGTTCGCCGGACTATAGAAGGTAAATACGTGCGAAGACAGGTCAGAACGGCACTCATTGCCGCGGGCGGTGCAGCCGCGGCCGCCCTCCTGGGGCTCACGACGGCCGTCGTCGCCACGGGGCAGACGACGGAGACGCCGAAGGTCGAGTTCAAGCAGGCGTCTTGTACGACGAACTCCAACGGAGTTTGCACAGTGTCGCACACGCTCGGCGTAGTGCCCGCGGCGATCGTGGTATCGCCGAATACGCCTGGCAGCTACAACGCCTATATGCTGAACACCGTTCGCGATTCCTATACTGCGACGACGTTCAAGGTCCGCGCGATGTTCACGCAGACGCAGCCGAAGGCGAACGGAACGATCTGGTTTACGTACGCCGCATACGCGGCTGGCGTCACTCCGCCTCCGCCGCCTCCGCCGAGTACCACGACTCCGCTGCCGAGTACGACTACTCCCGCGCCGACGACCACGCAGCCTCCGCCGCCCACCACGACTTCTGTCGTTCCGCCGCCGACCTCGACCACTGCGCCGCCCCCGAGCGGGTGTGCGAGCCCGACGAAGCTTGACGAGCAGGATGGCCGCACCTTCGACGCTCCGGACACGGGCGGCGGGCAGTTTTACGTCCACAACGACGCATGGAACTGGCAGGGCAACGAGAACGGTCAGTTCGAAAAGTTGTACCTGTGCAACTACAACAACTGGCGCGTTGACTCGTGGGGCTTTGACACCCCAGAGGGCGAAGTCTTCATGTACCCGTCGACCAAGTGGGACGCGACGGGTAGCTGCTGCGCCGGCAAGGCGCTGTCGACGTGGCCGACCTCGGTCAAGGGCCGTTTCGGCGGCACGGTGTCGGGCTACGACAACACCAGCAGCTACAACGTGGCGTGGGACCTCTGGCTGAACGGTGTCGCGAGTGGCGACTACACCGAGCTGATGATCTGGACGCAGCACGGCGGTAACGCCGCGCCGGCCGGTACTCGGCGCACCGACTGGACTGCCCCCGACGGCCAGGTCTACGAAGTCTGGTGGGACGGCAACAAGACCGGCCAGTCCGGCGGCAGCTACCTGGCGTTCATCTCGAAGAACGCGCAGGTTTCCGGCACGGTCGACATCAGGGCGTTTATCGCGGAGGCTGCCGCCCGCGGCTACATGAACGCCAATCCGACGCTGAACCAGTTGAACTTCGGCATCGAGGTTCGTGACACCGGCGCGGCCACTCAGGCAAACCCGGCGCGGTTCACGCTGACGGATTTCGGCCTGGACCTGAAGTAGGGGCACCACCAGCGAGAAGCTCGGCGGCCTAACGGTCACCGAGCTTCTCGCTGTCACGATCTTTCAGCCATAGAAGGGCTACGCCATGGCGCAGTGGTATCGCCAAGCGCAAGTCAAGTTCCTGAACAAAGAAGCAGACTGGAACTCTGACGCGATCACGATGACGCTGCACACGGCGTCCTACACGCCGAACCTCGACACTCACGCGTACGTCTCGGACCTCTCGGCCGAACTGGCCGCCGGGTCCGGCTACAGCACCGGAGGCGTCACGCTGTCGTCGTGCGCGATGACGTACACCGCGGCGAACAGCTGGGGCACCTCACGCGCCAACTCGACGGCCTACGCGGTCGGCGATGTCATCCGACCGGCGTCCGGCAACGGCTTCGTCTATCGATGCGCGGTTGCCGGCACGTCGGCAGGCACGGTGACAACTCTCGGCACCGTGCTCGGCCGGGAAACCACGGACGGCACGGCAGTCTTCGAGAACGTCGGCTCCGGCGTGGTCCAGCTGACTGCGGCGAACGCGACGTGGAGCTCGCCGTTCTCGGCTGGCCCGTTCCGCTACGCCGTCATCAGCGACCGGACGCCCGGCACGGCCGCGACGCAGCCGCTGATCGGCCTGATCGACTTCGGGTCGAACCAGACGGGCGGTGGCGGCGCGCTCAACGTCAACTTCAACTCGCAGGGCGCCCTGCTCATCTTCACCCCTTAGGAGACAGTGTGAGCATGCAAACCTGGGGCGAGACTCTGATCTCCGCCCAGGTGGACGGCACCGCCCTAGCGAACTCGACTACCGCGACGTCGATTCTTCCCGGCGCGGCGAAGTTCACCCTGCCGGCCAACTTCTTCCTGCCGGGCCGCGTGTTACGGCTCAACGCCTGGGGGCGCATCTCGAACATCGTCACCACCCCGGGCACATTGACGCTCGACGTCCGCCTTGGCTCCACTGTCGCCTTCAACGGCGGCGCGATGGCATTGAACACCACGGCGAAGACGAACGTGTCGTGGCGGGCGATCATCATGCTGACATGCCGCTCGATCGGCTCCGGCACCTCGGCGACACTGTTCGGCCAGGGCGACTGGTGCTCGGAATCGGCAGTTGGTTCCGCATCGGGTGTCGCCAACGACATCCTGATGCCAGCTAGCGCGCCCGCGGTCGGCACTGGTTTCGACTCGACCGCGAGCCAAGCTGTCGACCTGTTCGCCACGTTCTCTATCGCCAACGCCGGCAACTCGATTCAGCTGCACGAGTACACGTTGGAGGCGCTCAACTAATGGGTGGCGGAGCATGGCCCCCGGCGTCGCCGTGGGTGTGGCAGGACTCCTGGGTGGACGCCGGCGGGAACCAGAAGGACTTGATCATCTCGGTCCGGTTCGACTCGCCCGTCAACGGCGGCGGGACCTTGGCGCTTCAAGGCGTCGACTACGACCTGGACCCCAGCTGTCCCTGGCAGTACCTGATCGTCGTCAAGCCTGACGGAACCCGCATCGTCCAGCAGATTCCCAGGACCGCTCGGACCGGAACGATCGGCAAAGCAGCCTTGGCTAGTCGCGGGTTGACGTCGTTCAACGACATCGGGTCGATCACCGCAGGGGATACCTCGAACTAACCGGAGGCAGCGGTGGCTCTCGCCCTCGACGCTTCCACGCCGGCGATGGTCAAAGGGACCACAACCCCCGCGACCACGGCATCGTTCTCGCCGCCCGCCGGCGCCCTGCTCTTCGCGCTGTGCGAGGCGGACGAGCTCAACACCTTCTCTATCTCGAACACCGGCACTGCGCTGACGTGGACGTCGGTCGGCGTCTCGATCAACCAGTCCGGCCAGGGATCGATCCAGGTTTACTGGGCTTACAACGCATCTGCGCAGTCGAACATCACGGTCAGCTCGGCGCGCGCTGGCAGCTTCACGGCCAACGCGCTGAAAGTATTGGTGTTCACCGGCGCGGAAACAAGCTTCACCGGCGCTAAGGCCACCGCGCTGGCGGCCACGGTCAACATCACCACAACCGGGCCCAACTCCTGGGTGTGGGCCGCGCACATCGAGGAAAACGGCGGCGCCGATACCGCGGCGACTGGCTGCAGCTTCAATGACGCCGAGACGACGTTCGGCGGAATCGGCGGCGGCGTCCTCAAGCGTACGGCGACCACGCCAGCCGCCGGCACGGTTGTGACGATCGGTGTCACTTCCGCGACGATCCCTGCAATCCTCGCGTTCGAGGTGAAGGAAGCCGCCGGCGCGGCCGTCGAGGGCTCAAGCTCCACAGCGTGGCACCCTGGTCGGGGGCCGACGCAGGCGCGCTTCTACAAGACGCCACGCGCGACCGACGCCGTCGCAGCGTCCCCGACAAGCTTGACGGATCCTGGGGCCACGGCCAGCACCCTAGGGGGCACAGCAGACAGCATCGCTGTCGGCGTCGCCCTGGCGGACGCCGCGGCCGGCCTCCGATTCGGATCTGCGTCCGACTCTCTTGCCATCGGTGTCGCCCTGGCCGATCCGGCCGCGGGTTCTGCGCGGGCTGGCGCCGCCTTCGGCGAAGTTGCAGTCAACAGCCTCGTTCTGACAGACCCGACCGTCGGGGCGAGCCGCGGCGGCGGCAATGCCGACGCGCTGGCGACCGGTCTGGCCCTTGTCGACGGTTCGGCCGGGTCCGCTCGCGCTGGCGGCGCTACAGAGTCTGTCGCGACTGGCATTGTTCTCCTCGACGTTATCTCGGCTGCTCGACCGGCGTCGACAGTCGACACGCTTGCCATCGGCGTCGCCCTGGCTGACCCATCGGTCGGTTCTTCGCGCAGCGGCGCCGTCTTTGGCGAGACCGCGACGGTGGCTTTGTCGCTCGCCGATCCTTCGGTCGGCGCGATGCGATCCGGCAACGCGACGAATACCATCACGACCGGCTTGGCGCTGAGCGACACCCCCGGCGCCATTCGCCTCGGTACCAAGGCTGACACTCTCAGCTACGCCCTGGTGCTCGCCGACCGTCCCGGTTTCGCGCGACTGGCCGGAACGGTTGACTCTTTCAGCCTGGGTGCGTCTACCGGCTTTATCTGCCAGGACTTCAGCGGCGGGACGTTCATCGAATCCTACGGTGGGACGCTCACCGTTGACGCCTACGCGGGCTCGCTGACGATCGACGCGTACAGCGGTTCGACCACAATCGACTCTTACGGCGGCACTGCCGCGAATTGCGGTAGGTGACATGGCTCTAAAGGTCGAGATCACGCTGAACGAAAACAACGACGAAAACATTAACTGCACGCTGACCACGAACAACCCGACGGCCGGCACGACGCTGGATTTGACTGGCATGACGCTCGAGGCGTTCTTGAAGCCGACCAAGGCCACGGCCGATACGGATGGCGCCGTTTGGAAAGGCACATCGAGCCCAGCGTCTGGCGTAACCGTCACGAACGCAGCGGGCGGCCTGGTGACGGTGTCTATTCCCGCCTCGGCTATCGACACGACGAAGACGTGGTGGCGGCTAGACGTCATCAGCTCCGGCGGGAAACGGAAAACCGCGCTGTACGGAACCGTCACCGTAAACGACCTGTAGGAGAGACATGGCCATCGACCTCGGCGATGTCATCCGCTGCAGCTGGCAGAACAAGTCACCGTCTGGCGGCCTGGTGAACGCCGACACCGTCACCCTGACGATTATCCAGCCGGATGACACGCAGGTTGTACAGACGGTCTCACCGTTGACGACCGGCACTTATCAGTACGACTTCGTTACGGCACAGGCCGGCCGCCATGTCGTGCAATGGTGCGGCGTGGGCACCAATCCCGGCGCGAGCGTCGACATCTTCGACGTTCGCAGCCTGACGCCGCTCTATCTCATCTCGCTGGCCGAGATGAAAGACCAGCTGAAGATCACCGGCACGTCGGATGACGAAGCGTTGCGTCGCTACATCGAGTCGGCGACCACCGCGGTTGAGCGGATCCTCGGCGAGGTCGCGGTCAAACGAACGTTCACCGAAGAACATCGCCTGCCCGACTATTTCCGCGGCCTCGGCCAGGCCAATCCGGCGATGACACTCGATCGTTCAGGGGCGCCGCGGCAACTGGCGTTGAACCGTTTTCCGGTCGTTTCGCTGACCAGTGTGGCGCGAGTGGACGGAACCATGACGTGGAACGTCGGCTCGCTGCACGTCGAGTCGGCTACGGGCGTTGTCGACGTGATTAGCGGCCCTGAGTTCTCCGGTCAATTGTCGGTGACCTATGTCGCCGGCTATCAGGTCATTCCGTCGGAGTTCACGCAGGCGGCTGGCTTCATCGTCGAACACCTCTGGCAAACCCGCCGCGGCGGCCGCGGAGCTCCGGTTCCGGGCGGCATGGGCGTGACACAGATCCCCGGCATCGGCTACGCCATCCCGAACCAGGCGGTTGAGGTGCTCGGCGGCTACGGAATTCCGGGGTTCGCGTAATGGGTACAGAAACGCGATATCCAGCCGCGGTGGACGCCATCGTGGCGGCCTTGACGACCGCGTTTTCCGGGCAGTCCGTGAACGTCTGGGATGGCCCGGTCGCCAGCGGCGACTACGCGAATGCGGTTTACGTCGGATACGACGCTGACCCCCAGGCTGCCGAGTTCGTCGCCGCGACCGGGCTGCAGCAGTGGGACGGTCTGGGCGCGAAGAAGCGCGCCGAAGACCTCGACATCGTGTGCGCTGTACTCGTCGACTTCGTCGAGAGCGAAGCCAATTCGTGGAAGGCAACGCGCGACGCTGCGTTCGCCATCTTCGACACCGTCGGTCAGACGCTCCGCGCTAACCCGAGTCTGGGGCAGGCGCCGCCGTTTGTCGCCGAGATCGCGAACTCGCGGTACTCGCAGGAGTTCGCGGAAGTTCCGAGCGGTGACGCCATTTCGCTGAAGCCGCAGGGCCGGATCGTTTTCGGCGTGCACATTAAAACCCGAGTCTAGGAGCGGCATCGTAATGCCTCGATTCAAGTCGCTTTCGAGCGACGACCTCAGCGTGTTCAGGCCCGTCGGGGAACACGACGCCTTTCCTGTCACCTCTGAAGCGCCGGAGATCGAAGTTCCCGGTGACGTGACCGAGGAAACCGAAGACGCCTACATCGTCGGTGCCGGCGACGAAGCCCGAGCTTGGCCGAAAGCCACTTGGGTCCTTGTCGCTCCGGAAAAGAAGCCTGTCAAGGCCGAGAAGGAGAACTAACCCATGGCCACTGGTTCCGGCCTTGACGGCCAGATCGGCTTTGCCCAGGAAAGCACCTGGGGCACGCCGGTCACTGTAACGCGCTTCATCGAGTTCAACTCGGAGAACCTCAAGCGCGACCCGACGTTCCTCGAGCCGACCGCCCTGCGCGCCGGCACTAAGTACAAGCGCGCCTCGCGGATCAGGGTGTCGCGGCAGACCATTTCCGGCGACATCAACTTCGACATCAACACGCTCGGCATGGGGCTTCTGGTCAAGCACATGCTGGCCTCGACGGTCACCACGCCCACCCTGATTTCCGGGTCGGCGTACAAGCAGGTTCACACCCCGGGCGACTTCCGCGGCCTCGGCTTGACCTGCCAGGTCGGCCGCCCGGAGCCGTCGACCGGTACGGTCCGGCCGTTCACCTTTGCCGGCATCAAGGTGTCCAAGTGGGAGTTCAACCTCAAGGACAACGACACGCCGTCGCTGAAGCTGAGCGTCGACGGCCGTTCCGAGGCGACGGCGACCGCCCTGGCGACCGCGTCCTACCTCGCCGGCGCGACCACGTTCGACTTCTCGCAGGCAACCTTGAAGCTGGGTGGCACGGCGACCACAGCATCAGGTGAGACCACGATCGCTGGCGGTACCACGGTCGCGACGATCATCAAGGAGATCTCGGTCGGCGGCTCGGCACCGATGGCGACTGACCGGTTCGGCCTGGGCAACGGCGGCCTGAAGGCGGAGCAGCTGGAGAACGGCGTTCCGACGATCACGGGCAAGCTGTCGGCCGAGTTTAACAAGACCGAACTGTACGACCTGTTCACGAACAACACCACGACTGCGCTGCAGCTGGACTTGACGGGTGCGGCGATCGGCTCGGCGAACTATCTGTTCTCGATCATCATCCCCGCGGTGAAGCTGAAGCAGGCGTCGCCGGCTGTGTCTGGCGCCGACCTGGTGCAGATGTCGACCGACTTCGAGGCGTACTCGGACGAAGTCAACCCGGTCATCCAGATCAAGATCGTCAGCACGGAGAGCGCCAACATCTGATGACAGACGCGCGAATCTCGATTTCGTCGACCGGTGCGGAAGAGTGGCGGCGTTTGTCTCGCAACCTCCGCGGCGCGCCGAAGCAGCTTCGCGCCGATCTCCGCAAGCGGATCCTGGAGGCTGGCAGGCCGATCCTGGATGACGTCAAACAGGCCGTCCGGAACATCCCCGTCACCTCTTCGCGAGGTGGTGGGGCCACCCGGCGTCGACAGTTCAACGCCTTCCGGGCGGAGCAGGTTGCCCGGCGCTCGGGGCGCGATGTCGAGCAGGCGATCAACCGCGGTCTGCGGAAGCAGGCCGGCCTGAGGCGGCACGTCGCGGATGCGACGAAGTTGCAGATCCGCGCCACGGGCATCCGGTTCGTCGTCGACTCAAGCAACCTGCCTGCGGGCCAGCGAACGATGCCGCGGCATTTGGACTCCCCGAAGGGGTGGCGGCACCCCGTCTTCGGCAACCGGGACAACTGGGTTCATCAGCAGGGGAAGCCGTACTTCGGCACGACGATCAAGAGGCGTTCCAACGACTTTCGCAGGGCGATCCTGCAAGCCATGGACGACACAGCAAACAAGATTCAGAACTGACATCCTAGGCGGGATAGTTCATGAAGTACCTGATCAAAGGCAAAGAGTACGAATTCGACTTCGACTTCACGCTTGAGGAAGCGTTTGAGCTCAAGGAAAAGGCGTACCTGACGATTTCCGAGCTGAACCCGGCACTTGCCCGCGTCGACCCGCACGCGGTCTGCGCAGTCGCGTACTTCGCGATGAAGCGCAACCGCGAGGTTGTGAAGTGGGACGACGTCAAGAGACTGAAGCTGTCTGAAATCGTCCCGGTCTTCGAGGACGAAGCTCCGGCCGAAGGGGACGCCGAGGTGGACCCTACGCCGCTGCCCGCAGAAAAGCCGACGAAGAGCGGCGGGCGAAGCGCTGGGAAAAGCCGCACGAACGCTACCTGACCTACCTCGCACCGTTCGGGCGGGTTTTCTCACTGCATCCGCCGGTCATCAAGTCTTTGCTGCTTGACGAGTTTGACGTCTACGCGGCCTATGTGGACGCAGCTGCCGAAGCTGCCAAGGGTTAGGAGCTTTCGGTGGCCAACGATCTCGCCTTCAATGTCGTCGCGCTGGACCGGGCGTCTCAGACGTTCCTGAAGCTGGCAGAGACGGTCGAGATCGTTCAAAAGAAGGTTGAACAGCTCGACGGCAAGAACGCCAACGTCGATGTCAACGTCCGTACCGACGCTAGCCGCAGGGCTCTCGACAGCTTCACAACGCGGTTCCAGCTTATGGCGGCCGGAATTATCGCGGGCTCGCCGGCCATCGGGGCGGCGGTCATCGGTGGCATCGGCGCAGGCTTCATCGGCGTTGCTGTTCTTGCCCAGAAGTCGAATGAAGACGTCAAGCAGACGTACACGAATCTGTGGCAGAACGTCGTTCAGTCGACTCGCTCCGGAACGAACCAAATCGTTCCGGAGATCGTAGGTGCTGGCCGGATCATCGACGCCGAGATGCAGCGCCTCGGCCCGTCAATGAAGGCTGGCTTTGCCGCCGCCGGGCCGGATATCATCTCGCTGACGAACGCGGTCACCGGGTTCGCGCGCAACGCGATGCCTGGCGTGACATCGGCGATGCAGAATAGCCTGCCGGTGTTTGTCGGCGTGGAGACCGCGGCCGACACGCTGGGCACGGCGTTCGGCACGAGTGTCGCCTCGATGGGGCAGAACGCCCAGTCTTACGGCGCGTTCATGACATCCCTTGGGGTCATCACCTCGAGTGTCCTGACTGCCGGCGTCCAGATCATCAACGATGTCGCGCAGGCGTGGGCGTCGAACGGCGCCGAGATCGACGGCGTCATCCAGAACACAACGCAGATCATCGCCAGCCTGGCCGACGGCGCCCTGCCGGTCTTGAACTTCGCGCTTCATGCCGCCGCGACGGCCCTCAAGGTGGTCACCGACCTGCTCGGTCCGCTGGCGCCTGTGATCGGCACGGTAGCCGCGGGCGCCTTGGCGCTGTGGGGCGCCTTCAAGCTGGCCGAGCTCGCCACCATCGCGGTGAAGGCGCTCGCCGGCGGCGTTCTCACGCTGGGCGCCGGGATGGAAGCCGGCGCCGCCCGGACTGCCACGATGATGGCGTCGCTCGAAGGCGTGTCGGTTCAGTCCTCGGTGGCGGCCACTGCTGTCCGAACTGCCGGGACGGCCGCGGCAACCGCGTCTGTCAACTTCGCGTCGGCTGCCGCATCCATGGCTGGACCGCTCGGTATCGCGCTCGTAGCGGGCACGCTGCTCATGGGCAGCCTGGCGAGCAGCGAGTCTGAGGCGTCGGCGAAGACGGCCGACCTGAAAGCCAAGACCGACGAGCTTACCTCGGCGCTGATCAAGAACCACGGCGCTGTCAACCAGCAAATCATCGACCAGTTCCAGGGCTCGGGCGCATTCAAGGAAGCCGCCGCCAACGCCGGCAAGCTCGGCATTTCGCAGGCGGACCTGACCGAAGCCATCATGAGTGGCGGCCCGGCGCTTGACGCGCTGAAGGCGAAGCTCGACCAGTCCGTCCAGGCCGGCGGCGCGGCGATCAACTCCCATGACCGCAATGCGAAGGCGACGGTCGAGAACGCCAAGGCAGCTGGTGCGCTGAAGGACGCCCTGGGCGACCTGATCAACCAGTGGAGCAGCGTCAGGACAAACGCTGACAATGCGTCCGCGTCGGAGAACAAGCAGGCGCTCGCACTACAGGCATCAAAGGACGGCCAAGAAGCCACGACGCGGGCCGCGGCAGCCCTTGGGTTGAGCCTCGAATACGTCAGCATGATGTTCCGGGCATCAGCGATCGCCGGCGGCGCCTCGGGGCAGACGGTGCAGCAGGTGTCCGCCGCCTACCTGAAGTCGGCCCTGCAGATCGCCAACGCGGCCGCGGCCATCACCGACCACTTCAAGCAGGTCGACAAATCGGTTGCTTCCGCCCAGGGCGCCGTTGAGGATGCCGAACACTCGGTCGCTCAGGCCTCCCGCAGTGTCGCCGACGCGCAGCATTCGGAAGCTCAGGCGGCGCGTGCGGTCAGCGATGCCCAGCAGGGTGTCGCTGCGGCGGCGCACGGTGTCGTGACGGCTCAGCGTGCGGTTCGAGACGCCGTCGACGGCGTCTCGAGCGCTCAGCGGGCGTACACCCAGGCGCAGGAGCAAGCGCGTCAGGCCGAGGTGTCACTGTCGGAAGCTCGGCAGCAGGCTATCCGTGACCTCAAGGCGCTGCACCTGCAGCTGGAGGACCAGAATGTCACCGAGGCGTCCGCCCGCGTGCGTCTGTTCGACGCCCGGGAAGCTGCGAAGACGTTCGGCATAACCGACGCCAGCGCCAGCCGGGTCGCGAACCAGACTGTCACGACGCAGAACGAGCCTGAGATCAAGGCGGCGCTAGACCTTCTGTCGGCGCAAAACGCGCTCAACAACGCGATCAACTCGGGCAAGAACCTGCGCGAGGACGTGGCGAAGGCGGATGCCGCCGGCGTCAACGGTGCTCGCGGCGTGGTGTCGGCCCAGCAGTCGCTGCGGTCTGCGCAGGATCAGGTTACCTCGTCGCTGAAGGGTATCCAGAAGGCGCAAGAGCAGCTGGCTGATGCGAGCTACGGTTTGCAGCAGGCTCAGCGTGGTCTGCAGCGGGCGCATCAGGCCGTCGAGGATGCGGCGTACTCGGAACGCCGTGCGCACGAAGCGGTCACAGACGCCCAGTACCAGAGCAGCCGCGCGGCGAACGCCCTTCGCGTAGCGAAGCAGAATTTGGCCGACGCACATGACAATGCGTCGAGGTCGCTGGACATCAACACGGCTGCTGGCCGGCAAAACCTGCAGTTGATGTTGCAGTTGTGGGATTCGATCAACAACAGCGGCTTGTCGACGAACCAGAAGTACAACACCGCGATCAGCCAGGTGGCTGATGCGTTTGGGGTCTCGAAGGACCGCGCGGCCGACTACTTGAAGCAGCTGGGTCTGATCCCGCAGGACTTCAAGTATGACGTCACCGCGGTTGCGAGTGTTGACACAGCCGGCCTGGCGCAGGTGTTCAAGGGTACTTCTGCCGGCGGGTACTTCAACGACTCGATGAATCAGAAGAAGACCATCGGCGGCACTGGTTATGCCTCCGGTGGCCCGGTCTACGGGCCGGGCGGCCCGAAGGATGACCTGGTGGATGCCAGGTTGTCTCCTGGCGAATTCGTCCATCAAGCCGAAGCGGTCGACTTCTACGGCGTCGGCTTCATGAAGGCCGTCAACGAGAGGAAGCTGCCGCGGTTCGCGTCGGGCGGCCTCGTGCATTGGAACGCCCTCGGCGCCGGCGCC